TTATTTGAGTTTAAATCGTTCGATAATTACAGATGGAGATTTCCCAGGAGCCCTTTTATATTCAGAAGGTATGTCAACTGTAATAGTCTCGAACAATTCATTAATAAAACTTTTCTTTTCAAAGTCATTTGCACTTTCCCACATATCTGAAATATTATTCAAAAGGGATATTACGGATTCATAGTCTAAAGGTGAATAATCTTCTACGACATTGTTTAATTCCTCAGACAGGATTGTTTCTTTCTTTGTATCTTCTTGAGTCATTTCTAGATACTCTTCTTGCGAAATAACTTGATTACCGAGTGCCATTAACCAAGTTTTCTTTCGAGTCTTTATAGCTGCCAATTCCTTTTTTAACTCGTCAATTTTTAGCGATTGGTCTTGTTGTTCAATTGGGTGTGCCTTTAAGTCTTCTTGTGATAGTTGGAAAAACCGTTCTGGATCATCTGCTGATAGGTTTAAAAAGAACTCAGTTGTTAGTGCTTTTTCAGTGAACATCGGGAGGTCACATGTACCACTATTCTTTTTAGCAATACATATATAATGCTTGCTTCCCCGGGACTTCTTAGTGTATCCAGATAACGCACTTCCACACCGTGCGCACCGTAAGACGCCAGAAAAATGGAAGGGAGAAGTCGCCTTTTTTCCTTCTACGGTTCTTAGTTTTCTATACTGTTGAGTAAGGTTGAAAATATCTTCATCAATAATGGTTGGATGTTTAATATCTTCAGAGACAATTACATCTAATTTTGAATTGTTTCCCCATCTTAATTTACCAGTATAAACAGGATTATCTAACATCTTACCAATTGTACGGATATCCTTCTTAATCCCAAACTGATTTAGAAATAATGCAATAGTACGCATTCCTTTTCCGTTATTATAGAGTCTAAATATGTCCCTTACAAAACGTGCTTCTTCCTCCTTAATAACAAGCTCTCCATTTATATACTCATATCCGAATGGCGGTTTCCCTCCATTACGTTCACCCAACATAGCTTTTTTAGTCATATTAACCACTACACGTTCTGAAATTGTTTCGCGTTCCCATTGTGCTATAGCTGCAACTAATGTTATAAGGAAACGGCCTATAGCAGTTGTAGTATCGAATGGTTCTGTGACAGACCTAATTGCGATGTTATTTTCGTCAAAGAGTTTTAGGAGATCATCCAGGTCTCGTACAGACCGAACCAAACGATCCAGCTTATAGAAAACAACAACTTCAAATTTATGTTCTTTTGCATCGGCTATAAGCGCTTGTATGGCAGGTCTATTTAAATTTTTTGCACTTACTCCTTCTTCCACATAAGTATCGTATACAAGCCATTTCTGAGACTTAGTAAAACTTATGCAATGTTCTTTTTGAGACTCTATACTATAGCCTTCTCGGAATTGTTCGTCTTTGGAAACTCGATTATAAATTGCCGCTTTCAAAATATAACCCTCCTTGCTCCACTTAGTATTATTTAATTTATTACTAATAATTCGGTTCTCCTTTTTATTTGCATTAATCGTTCTTCACATAATTTTGGCGTTACGTTAAAAAGACTAACCATCTGACTAATTACATCAGGATCATTAAAATCAATATATGATAACATATGATGTGGTATCGCAGCGTATCTTGTAAAATGCCTTGTATCCCATTCTTGTAGCTCACGAAAAGCAGCTGGCATCATGCTCTGGATACCGTAATGCCTCAAGATATGACATAGCTCATGAAAAAACATTTCGCGCTGTTCTTCTTTAGAAACCCTAGTATCAATTATTATTCCTTGATATCTTCCAATAACTTGATAAGAAGGGGGCATAGTTTTCCTATGGATAAAGATACGATATTCTCTTGCTATATAATTTTCATCAATATCAGATGGTTTTATAATATTTAATCTAAAATAAAAATTTGTTACCCAGTCTTCCAAAGCTGTTGTTTGATAAGATTCATGATGTAAGAACATAAAATCCCCCTTCTTTATGTTTTATTATAAGAACGAATGTTCCTTTTTACAATGGAGTAAATTTAAATAGTAATAGATATTTTTTATGCTATGATAGCTGTAAAGACAAGGAGTGTTAATGTATGGATACTTTTTTAGGAACCCTGGTATTTCTTTTACCTGGTTTGATGTTATATTTTTGGTTACAATCATTTGGGATAAATCCAGTTGTAAAGCATAATCCAGCAGAGTTTTCGGCCGTTGCTGTCCTTTTATGGTTTCCTGTTTCATTATCTGCAATTTTAGTTTTTAACTTGTTTGTGACAGTAGCGAATGCAATTAGTTCTTTTGAGCCTATTTGGACAACAGAGGGTTTAAAAACTGCTTCAGGAGATTTTTTATTCTTAATCCTCTTTTTAGGAAGCAGTTTGGTTATAAGTTTTCTCTTTGGTTTAGTATGGGCTAAATGGATCCATCAGCAATTATTTATGAGGATTATCAATAAAGTCCGAAAATCAAGAGGAATCGCACCATTATCGAGGACCCCATCTGTTTGGGATGAGGTATTTCTAAATAATGATGTTCAAGTGGTTGAAATAGGGAAAATAGATAAATCTTCTGAACCTGGCTATATTGGAGAAATAAAAAAAGCGTCCCGTACTTTTGAGCCAGAACGCAATATATATTTAAATGAAATTCAATTTTTTACAGAACTTGTGGAAAAACATAGTATACCAGTTGTTAATATCTTTTTTGACACTAAGTCAGGAATGTATGTAAAAATCTTTGATGCCGAGGAAATAAAAAATGCTCAATTAAAGGATATTGAACAACTAAATAAAGGCGAAGATACTACTTCTTCTTAGTTGGTGGAATTAACCTAGCTGTATCTTTGTCTACAGAATGTTGAATTTTTTTCCAAGGATTAGATGTTGGTTTCTTAGGAATTGGGTTCGGATTTTTTTTATTTGACATAGTTATCTTCTCCTTATTTTTTTTCAGGTATAATGATTCGTGCTGATTCCTTGTCGACAGATCTTTCTTCATATGAATTAATTCTTACGTTAACTTGTCCTGTATTTTGTGTGGCTTGTGTGGATTTTTCCATAACATCACCTCCTTAAAAAGCACCTAACCACCAGAAGTGGTTTAGGTGCTTTTTTATTTTTCTTGATTTCTTTCCTTTGCAAGTTTCACAATCATTTTAAAATGCTCTTCCACAATTTTTACATCTTGAGGAGAGAGGTTTTTCCACTGTTCAATATCAAAGAAACCCATTTGTTCTATTCCGTATTCTTTTATTAACTTATTTATTTCAGATAAAGAGTCGTATTTATCATCTTTATCAGCTGATTTAACTTCAACATGATATTCATTATTTCCATCATTAACAATTAAGTCAGGTAAATAACCTGCTGATTTCATTAATTCTTCATACGAGAAATCATAAGCATTTGCCAACCTTTTTAAAGTATCAGGCGAAGGATTAATAGGTGCCTTAGTATCTCTCCTAAAACCTTTTTCTAAATCAGAGATATAGGTATGGCTTATTTCAGTAATCTTAGCTATTTCACGTAATGAGCGTTTACCCCTTAATTCTCTGAGGAGTTCACCTAATTCACTCATATAAAAACTCCTTTAGTAAATTATATATTACACATTGTAAGATAGGTTTTACATATTAAAAAGTAATTAACATAAAATAAGTTGTAAATCATAGTTGACGGATTGGTGCCTTTAGATTACAATAAGTTTTGTAAACAATAGACACCAGGTTAGGTGGTGAGAAAATGAAAAATAAAATTAAATTTCTACGTCGTAGTGAAGATTTTGATTTAACTCAAGATGAGTTAGCGACAGCTTTAAAGGTATCCAGGCAAACTATTGTTGCTATTGAAAACGGAAGAGAACCTTCTGGTTCTCTAATGTTAAAAATCGGTAAATTCTTTAATAAAGATCCAAGGGAAATTTTTTTTACTGAAGATGGTGCCTGTAGTGTACAAGTGGGTGAAGTAGATTCAGCGTAAATTATTTACTGAAAAAAAATCTCCTGAATTATTGTTTGCTAAAACATAACAGACAATCAGTAATTCATAAATTGTATTAGGAGGCGATCTTATGATAAAGGTTCCTGCAGATAAATTAGCTGCAGCAGTAAACAAACACCTTTTACCTGGAGTAATTCGTAATCTTTCTAAGGAGAATGTATTAAAAAAGGATTCCGATCAGAGAACTTCATAAAGGAGAAACTAAAACAATGAATCTAACAATTATCCAAGCAAATAATCAATTATTAGTTGAAAGTCGTGAAGTTGCAGAAATGGTTGGGAAAGAACATTCGCATCTCCTAAGAGATATCAGAAATTACCTAGAAGTATTAGGTAAATCCAATTTTGGATTGACGGAATTTTTTATTGAAACTAACTATAACGATGCACAAGGAAAGAAAAGAGTTTGTTATCTTTTAACCAAAAAAGGCTGCGACATGGTAGCGAATAAGCTCACAGGAGAAAAAGGAGTATTATTTACCGCAGCCTATGTAACAAAGTTTGAAGAAATGGAAAACCAGTTAAAACGACCATTCAAATTACCGTCTACATACAAAGAAGCATTATTGCAACTAGTGGACCAAGTCGAAAAGAATGAGCTACTGGAAACTAAGAATCTGGTACTCGAACAGCAAGTAAATGAGTTTCAACCTAAAGCATCTTACTACGATCTCGTTCTCCAAAGTAAATCGTTGCTTTCCGTATCACAAATTGCCAAGGACTACGGAATGGGAGCACCAACCCTGAACAAAAAATTGAATGAGTTAGGCATTCAGTATAAGCAAGGTGGGGTGTGGTTGCTTTATTCCAAGCTTCAAGATAAGGGATATACACAAACAACTACCCATATTATTGACGATGAGAAATCAAAAGTTCATACGAAGTGGACTCAAAAAGGAAGATTGTTCATTTACGATTTACTTAAAAATGTCGGCATCCTTCCAATGATAGAAAGAGAGTTTAATAGCAAGGATGTAATCTAATGAATTTGCAGGGCGGAGGACAAGATAAAATCCTAAGGAGGTAATTATTATGGGTTTAAATAAAGACTTACTTACAGAAGAAAAGGTAAGAAACCTTAAGCCGATTGTTGAACAAATTTTATCTAGAAAATATGGGAAAGAAATAAAATTTTTGAATTTGACAATCGGTGATATCACTATCCAATGCAACGAAAAACCCTTAAAGGAAATTTCATAATAGGAGGTGACTTAAATGTCAAACTTTCAAAAAGCTGAAATGTTACTTCAATTCGCTGGAGAAATGCTTATAAAGAATCGTCCACATGTTGCTAACTGGGCTACAAAGCAAAGTCATAAGTATTACAAATTGCAAATGCAAGAAAGTAATTAAGCCTAAAAGGCTTTCCTTTTTACCCGTATTGCACAAATTGTTGAAAGGTTTTAGTTCTACTTGAAGGAGGTGATACATAGTGGTCGGGAAAGTTACTGTTTGGTACATGACTGAAGAAGAACGGTTGGCTTATATAGCAAAGCATCCAATTGTTCCATCTGAACAGCCATCTGGTCCAGTATTTAAGAAAAATGAAGAAAAACGTAAAATATCATCGAAAAATGGTGCGAAAAGCATGAAGGAACTGTGGCAAAAAAGAAAATCCGAATAGGAGGACATTATGAAGGTAATAAAGTTTCTACAATTAACTCTAGAAAATATTAAGTCCCACCGTGATTTGACCGTTAACTTTGGAGAGGAAACACAAATCACAGGGGACAACGGGAAAGGTAAATCAACCATTCCACAATCAATTCCATTTGCATTGTACAACATGGATGCATTTGGAAGCAAGCTAGATCCGACACCAATTAATTATGATGCAGATATTACTAAAGCATCTTTACTTCTTGAAGTGGATGGAAAACAGTTGCTGCTATCACGTTCTTTGAAGAAAGGGAAGTCTCAATGCTATGTGAATGAGGTACCAACTTCTGCAACAAAATTTAGTGAATTGGTAAGTGATCTTTTTGATAAGGATTTGTTTTTATCATTATACAATCCTAATTACTTCTTCACTTTGCATTGGGAAAAGCAGCGTGCAATGTTGCTCCAATACATTTCAGCACCTTTGAAGAAAGAAGTATTAAAGCATGTGGCAGAAGAGCAGGCTAAGCATTTAGAGCCTTTGTTGAAGAAACATTCTATCGAGGATCTTAAGGAGCTTCATAAAGATAAAAAGAAAACCTTGGATAAGAAATATATTGCTGCACAAAGCAAGACTAAGACACTGCAAGAACAATTGGAACACCATGCTCCTACAGTTCCATTAGAATCCTTGAATGCAGAGCTTAAGCCATTATTAAAGCAGCGTAAAGAGCTAGATGAAATCCACGATTCCGCTAGTAGTGTTAACGGAAGAATAAATGTATTGAATAACCAGATAAATAACTTGAATAAAGAGAGAGACAGCATGAAAGATGATTGGGCTGTTTTGAAAAATGAACAGCCGGAAGGCAATTGCCGTGTCTGCAAACAACCTTTGCAGGATGAAGCACTAGAAGCTGCAAGGGATGACATAAAACAGCGGACTGACAATTTTAAATCAGCATTCAATGATGTCATTGCTCAAAGAACAAAGCTGCAGGAAGAGCTCAAAACATTGGAATACATAGATGTTTCTGAGCAAAGAGCAAAGCTTTCTGACCTACAGTCTCAAATTGAACCAATAGAAAAAGAGATTGCTAAACACGAAGAGTACGAGTATTACCTTAAACAAGTGGAGCAGGCTAAGACTGAAGAAAAAGAATGCCTAGAGTCCTTGAATGAATCCATCTTTATCCTGGACAGCATTAAAGATTACAAAGCCAAGGAAGCAGAACTACAGGGTGAAAAAGTACAAGCCCTATTCACTACATTATCTGTCCGACTCTTTAAGCAAAACAAAGGTGATGGAGAGATTAAACCAGACTTTGAAATTGAGATGGATGGTAAGCCTTATAGCAAGCTATCACTATCTGAAACAATCAGAGCTGGGCTTGAACTAAGTGACGTTCTTTCAGAGCAAAGTGAACTAATCACTCCAGTATTTATTGATAATGCTGAGTCTATAACAAGATTTAAGGAACCAATTGGACAGTTGATTACCTGCAGGGTGGTTGCTGGGCAAGAGCTTAATGTTAAGGCGGTGGGCGAATGAAGCAAGGAAAGAATCCTACCCGTAAACAGAAAGAAAATATTCGCGGAGCCGGACTCAATCCTGAAAACTGGCTAATTTATAAGAATGATGGAGAAAGAGTTTCATTGGTTCATAGAAACACAGGCACTACAAGACAAATTCTTAAAGATAACAGGAGGATAAAAAATGGCTAATAATTCAATTAAGCAATACACACCAGAAATCACAGAGGCATTCAAACCGGAGGTACTTGAAGTAATTCGTAATTCCATTGCACCAACTGCTAATGACCAGGAGTTCTTATTATTCGCTCATAAAGCTGCTTCTTATGGGTTAGATCCATTTAAGAATGAAATTTTCTTTATCAAATATGGCAACACTGCCCGTATCCAATTCGCTGCAGAAGCTTATCTTTCAAAAGCAAGAACACAAGAAGGATTCCAACCGCCGGATACTCAAATGGTACATGAAAATGATGAATTCAAAATTGCTATGAATAAAGAAACAAGAGAAATGGAAGTTGTGCAACATGAAATTGGCTTTCCGCGAGGGAAAATCATTGGTGCTTATTCCATTGCTTACCGTGATGGACATAGACCAGTAACTGTGATTATGGATATTGAAGAAATTAGCCATATGTTCACAGGGCAAAACAAGGACAACTGGAATAAATGGACTGCGGATATGTTTGGAAAGCATGTGCAGCAGCGTGCGCTTAAGAAACAGTACGGTCTTGAATTTGAAGATGAAACAATTACTCATGGAGAACCTGAAAGTAGTATTCCAGAGTACAAACCCCAGGACCGTAAAGATGTCACACCTAATCAAGAAATCATTGATGCACCAAAACAAGCAAAAAAAGAAGACAAGCCTTTAACACCTACTGAAAAGGCCCGTGCTGAAATGAATCGTAAATTTGACATCCTAGGTATTAAAGGAACAGACGCTAAGGCTGATTATATTGCTAAAAACGCTCCTGACCTTGCTGGCAAAACACCTACATTGGCACAATTAACTGGTTTCAATGAATTGTTGGATATGCACATAGAGATGCAAGCAGCTCAGGTAGCTGAAGCAGATTCATTGGATTAATCTTATGAGAGTAGATATTTTAGCATCTGGATCGAGTGGCAATGTAATTGCTATTCGGTCCAATCAATCCACCATTCTTGTTGATGTTGGAATAGCCAAAACGAAAATAGAAAAAAGGTTGCTCGAGAAAGGGATTAACCCCACATCGATTGTTGCAATCTTCATTACACATGCCCATAAGGACCATATACAGGGATTGTCACTAGCTAACAAATACAAAATCCCTGTCTATGCTGCTGAGAATGAGTGGAAGTCCGTTGCTGGAGTAGAGCAAGACTTACAAAGGACATTCAAAGCAGGTGAGGGGATAGGGTTGCAAGATTTTTACTTAGAATCCTTTAAGACACATCATGATGCTTATGAGCCTGTTGGATATGCCATTAGTGATTTTCAAGGTAATAAATGTTCTGTCTGCTTAGATACTGGTCATGTAGATAATCAAATGTTAGAGAAAATGGAGTTTTCTCAGATATATATTATTGAATCTAACCATGAGCCAAACATGGTTGAGGCATCAGATTATCCAAACAGCGTGAAAGCAAGGATACTTTCTCATATCGGTCATCTATCTAATGAGCAGACCGCTACAGCTCTTTCTAGCCTAGTTCAGGGGCTTGGAGAACAAATATACCTTACACATCTATCCAACAAGAATAACCTTCCTGCACTGGCAGAAATGACAACGATGAGGGCTCTTATGAAGAAGGGTTTTAAAGCAAATAAACATTACAAACTTGAGGTGATATAAGTGGCAGAGAAAGTAACGTTACCACTTGATGTATATAAAGCATTTGAGAATTTAAAGGCAGCATGGACAAGTATGATTTCAGAGGATGAGTTCAACACCATCTTGCTAAATATCAACAGCATCGGAAAAACCGTTGGAGATGCAGAAATATTAAGAAGATATTCTCAGAAAAACTCAACAAAGTACATCAAAGCAATTGCAAATGGATATATTGCTTCGGAAGAAAGTGATTTAGTAATTCAGGTTCATGATCGTCTTCAAAAATGGCTGGATAAATCATATGAATGTGATGAATCTGAGGACCGTATGGAATTCGCAAAAGAGTTAACAGGATATATAAAAGAACAATTAGCTACACAGTGATTGGAAGGTGAAACAGATGGCAAGACCTACAAAAGAAGGACTTGAATACTTTCCTTTGGACACTGATATTGACCAAGATGAAAAAATCATTGTAGTAGTCGCGAAGTTTGGAATGCGTGGTTTTGGAGTCATTGTTCGTCTCATGATGGAAGTATACCGAAATGGTTATTTCTATCATTGGACAGAGAAGGAACAATATGTTTTCTCCATGAAAATTGTGGAGACAGCAGAGTTTGTCAATGAGGTCGTTCAGGAATGTTTGAAGTGGGGATTCTTCGACTCAGAACTATACGATAATTATGGAATCCTTACTTCAAAGGGATTCCAAAAGAGATTTCTTCTTGCCGTCAATAGACGTAAAGGAGTGATCATTAAAACAGAATATAACTTAACAGATGAAGTTAATGTAGACAATAACCCAGTTAATGATGACATTAACGAAGAAATTGAAGACATTAACCCCACAAAAGAAAAGAAAGTAAAAGAAAGTAAAGGAAATAAAGATATTAATGTGTATCAAGAAATCCTTTCTTACTTGAATGAAAAGGCAGGTAAGAATTATAGCTATAAGTCTGCTGCAAATAAAAAGCTAATTAACGGCAGAATGAGCGAAGGACGCACAGTTGAGGACTTCAAGCGTGTAATAGATCTTAAATGCGAACAATGGCTGAAAGATGAAAAGATGTGTGAATATCTAAGACCAGCAACTCTATTCGCTCAAAAAAACTTTGAGAACTATGTAAATCAAGGCTCAATAAAAAAGCAGATGATGCCTGCAGATCCAAGAGATAAGGAGATAAAATTCTCTAAATGGATAGCGAATGGAGGTGACCCAGATGCATTCGATTGGAGTGGCTGAGCAAGAAGTAAATGAAATAAGTACGGAACAATCAGTATTAGGTGCTATTCTCATGGATTCTAACGTTCTGGATGAAGTGACGTTCCTAGAAGCCAGAGATTTCTCTGTAGCACGTCATCAGCAAATATACAAGGTAATGAGATTCCTAGAAAAAAGGAATGCTCCAGTGGATATCATGACCGTTACAGAGACCTATGTTAGGTTCGGACGGATTGAAGAAATGGGCGGTGTTACATATCTTACTAACTTAGTAGAATCTTGTCCCACTACCGCAAACGCTGAATATTATGCCAGGTCTGTTAGATCCAAAGCGCTTGAACGTAGAACCAAAAACATGGGTGAAATAATCAAGGGGCTTGATAGAAGTGATTATGACTCAGACGAAGATTATTTCTCCATGATTGAGGCGTTAGTTGCTGAGATGAGACCGCAGGACAACGTGAAGATGAGAAGCTTTTCTGAGTCGAAGGAAACTTACTTTGAGCACTTGTCCAAACATGCTTCTTATATTAAGACAGACTTCAAACACTTTGATGTCTGGGCAAAAGGATTGTGGCGTGGTTGGCTTTTTGTAAGTGCAGGAAGACCTTCAGTAGGTAAAACAGCAATGATGCTTCAACGTTTATATGGAGTGGCTAAACAGCATAAAGGAGTCGTTCTAATATTTTCCCAAGAGATGGGCGAGAACGAGTTGAAAGACAGAATGCTGGCTGCTGTAACTGGCTTAAATTATGGGAAAATCAAAAGTAAAAAACTTGATGAGAAAGAATTAGATTTGCTGAAGAATGCGTATGAAGGATTCGAATTCCTGCCAATATTCATACAGGACAAGCCATATGTGTCTATTGATGAGGTAAGAGCAATAGCGCGGCAGTTTAAAAAGAAATACGGCCAAATAGCTTGTATAGCAGTGGATTATTTACAGATTATGAACATTCCACAAAAAAAGGGAGAGACAAGAGCTCAAGCAATCGGAACTGTCACTGGTGCTGCAAAGCAAATAGCAAGGGAAATGGATTGTTGTTTCATGATGTTATCCCAAATGTCCAGGGACTTTGAAAAAGCATTAAAGCCGCAGCTGTCTCACCTAAAAGAGAGTGGATCTATCGAGCAGGACGCCGATGTTGTTGAATTCTTATGGCATGACCCAATGGATACAGAAATGGGAGGAAAGGTTATTCAACAAACCATTGCAAAAGGACGAGATACAGGTCTTAATGATTTCCGTCTTTTATTTCAAGGATGGAAGCAGCACTTTACAGAATTGCCAAGTAAGGGATAGGAGGAGACGAGTTGGCTCAAAGTGATGTGATTTTCAAAAAAGGTGAATGGGTTATCGTTGGTACCTTTCATAAATGGATTGGTTTTATAACAGCAATATCTCATTCCTTAAGGGAATATGAGGTGAATATTGTTAGAAGAGCTAGTAATCCTGACTTTATAATCAATAAAATCGGATGGATAGATTTTGAAGATGCAGAACTAATGGATAATCGATTGAGTGAAGATAACTTGCATCAGTTAATTGATATGGCTCTTGATACTAAAGATAGAGAATGGTTCTTAGAACTTCAGAGCATGCTGTCAAAAAGTGAGGGTGTAAGTTTATGAGATTTCTAGGAGTAGATCCTTCCACCAAAACAGGATTTGTTGTAATTGATGAACATGGTCAAGTTCTGAGGGAAAAAGAGATAACTGGTATTGGCTCTGTAGATCCTAAACGCATGAGAACAATGATAGTTGATTTAATGGCACATATTCAAAAAGGTGATGTTATTGCCATTGAAGGATTCGGATTTAAGTCTCAACAGGCTGTGCAAAACGGCGGCATTGGCTGGGGTATTCGGATGGCTTTAGATGCAAGGAAAATCCCTTATATAGAAGTTGCGCCGAATGCATTAAAGAAATACGTTGGCGTTACTGGATGGACAGGGGAAAAAGGTAACAAGAAGCGTTTAACCGGTCCACAAAAGAAAAAAGCTGTGAAAGAAGGCGTATATAGTCACTATGGCTATACACATAAGAGCGACAACGTTATAGATGCCTTTGTTCTATCTCAAATAGCGAAAGACGCATGGGAGTTAATAAACGAAGATTTACTTCCGTTAAATGATCGCGTTATGCCTGAATATCAAAATGAAGTACTGAACACTATTTTAAAAGGAGCGATATAACATGCAATTAACAGTTAAAGCACATTTCAATAAACAAACAAAGGACAGCAAAAAGGAGCTTATCCAGTTTTATGTGAAAGGTGAAGATGAGAAAAAGCCGGAAATCAGCCGTTTGACAAGGGAAGTGGTTGAGCTAGAGATTGACGGTGTAGATCAGAAGCTTACTTGTGAATTCAATAAGACATCGAAAGACAGTAAAAAGACCGTGCTTGAGTTTATTGTCAAAGGAGATACTTCTGCAGAACAATCCTTTAATTTCTATAAGATGGCAGGTTCTGATGTTACTTTGAAGATTGTCGAGTCTCAAATGAGTCTTGAAGATTTCCAAGCAGAGCAGCACGAAGGCTTACAGTACTCAGTTGGTAAGGATGGAACAGCTGCAATTAATGCAGACCAATTAACATTGGATGATGTCAAAGAAGAAAAAGAAGATGCATTAGATGGAGACCCTTTTGCCTCTCCTGTAAATGATGAAGACCAGCTGGATTAATAAAAGTCTCTCCTTCCTTCAGGAGGGAGAGACTAAACTAGAGATATATTTAAAATGTTGACCTGAAAAATTCATAAAAGCCAAGTTTTAATGGAACCGCCCAAATATAAATTGCAGCTAGTGCAACTAACCCTGTCAGCCCATTGTATAGTTTCTTAGGAAGCCATCTAAATAAAGCAAAATAAACGCCTCCCACTAGGACACAAGTTAACAATAGAATCAGCATTGGAAAAATAAGATAGTACATGAATTACTCCTTTATACAATTATTTAGATATATATAACTACGTCTATAGTAACGATTGGTTTCGTTTTTTTGAAAAGGATTAATCTAGGGCAAAAGAAGTTTAAAAGTTTATTGGGGGATAGGTTCTATGGAAAAATTAATTGAGTGTCCAGTTTGTGGACAAAAAGGTATAGAAAATGGTGAAAACGGATTGTTAGAACACTATACAGTCTGTCCTACAAATGAATGAGAAAGGGTGAAGGTAAATGAAATATTTTGAAGTGAACGAACCGTATTATGCATTGATTAAAGCTACTTCTAAAAAGCAAGCAATGGAGATCTATACAAAGAAGGTATCAGAAGATAACGAAGGCACTTTGAAAGAAGAAATGATGGAAGTGAAGAGGGATTATGCTTTAGTAAAATTCGATAGGTCTCCAGGTGAAGGCGGTCAGCTCATTCCTATAATTGAGATTATCGAGACATTCAACAACAATAAAGCAGATTTGCTGGTTATTGATGGCTCCTTATTATAAAAAAAGAAAAGCCAGGATTTCTCCCAGCTGAATTCGAGTAAGTCAATCATATCATAAATGGGGGGAGTCATGTTGAAACAATTGTCCTTTGTGCTTCCTGAGATAGATAGAAAAGCTACACAACAGGCTGTAGAAGAAGCCATTGAGCAGTATCGACTATGCTTATTGACAGTCCCAGAAGAAAGGCTGCCGCAGGTAACAGCAAGATTTTCATTGGAACTGCCGACATTCACAAACCAGTTCCATTCATCAACAGAAGAAATAGCCGTAGATCGTGTGGACGAAGAACGTAGAAGAATGAAATATGTAGAGTTTTTTAGGAAAGCTGTAAACCGGTTATCTCCTAGAGAAAGAGAAGCCTTGATACTTAGATATTTGGAAGAAGACGAGCGCTTTGACTATGAAGTGTATAACATCTTGGGAATGAGCGAGTCTTATTATCATCAGAAGTTCAAACCACGTATTTTTTATAAATTGGCATTGGCTTTGAAACTGGAGGTCTTTAAGCCGAAGGAGGAAGGAAATGGCGTACACTAAGGCAGAGCAGGAGACAAGCTTAGTATTCGATAATGAAACAGGTGAATGGAACGTATACTCAACTGTCCCTAAGCATATCCGTAAATTAATGACACTTGGAGAAATGAAGGTTATAGAAACAGAGAATGACAGACCAATAGCTATCCAAGGTGTTTTAAAGGAAAAACAAGTATCAATGAAAAAAGAAAGAATAATATCAGAAGAAACGAAAGAAAAACTTCGATTAAACGGATTAGCCTTGCACAGTAAAACGAACTGACTTTTTCAAAATACAAATTGATTAAAACGATTTAGAAACGAAACTATACTGTTTTTAAAACGAATGTAAGATGAGCATTAGGTTTTTTATGTGTTAAATTTATATTATAGAAAATTATCAAAGAGAAGCGTTCCTGATTATCAGGTGCGCTTTTTTATTTACTATTTTGCTTCTTCTTCACGAAAAGCAAAGGTCCTTTTGGACTTCTTCTTTTAGCGATAATTTCTTCTTTGTCATCACGCACATTTCTAATTTTATCGTACATATCGTGAATAGGAATAAAAGTTCCTTCGATAGGATGAATAGCCATTGTACCTTTAATTTTAAAACCTTTAAGTTGGAAAGTTGAAAGGTCTGTCCCTAGTTTTAAGATGTCAGTCACTGTGCATTCTCTATTGGTTTGGACGTATTGAGTCATGAAGCTTCTCCTTTCAATTAATTTATTTTAATTAATATTATTTCATTGAAAGATAACTTTATTCATGAAGGTGATGATATGAAAGTTAAAGATCATCTTAAAACAGAACAATTAAAGCAGCTTGGAAAGATGAGAAATAAGAAGAAAAAGAAAAAGAAACCGAAAGAAGGAAAAAGTAGACTGGATTAACATCATGGGAATGGATAGGGATAGATATGGTCGTGGTCGTGGTGGAGCGATAAAAAGAAAATAAGTGTCATAATCCTTTAATTAATTTATTTTAAGTTATATATTCCATGATGGAACATAAATTAGTAAAGAGAAAGAACAGCCTGGGAACTGTTCCTTCTTTTGACGAGTTAATGTTGGACTCTAACGTAAATAATTATTATTGTAATTTGCTTTGCTAAGATAACAGCACTCAAACCAATCGATACAGAAGTTAACAAAATCATTATCTTCACCGCTTTCCGTATTTTTGTAACACAATCAATTAAATATATGAATACATTTAGGCGGTTAGACCAGTGAGCATCCATTTTTTAAGATGGGTGCTACTTGTCGTTATTTGACGAAATATAAAGATTGTCCACTTATTTCCTTTTCCTCATAATTAGGAGGAGGAGGTAAGAATAAATGGATTATATAAAGCGATTATTATCTAATTTAGATGGGGTATTATTACTAACTGTTTTAGCATATGGGGTTGTATATGCTTTTAATCTTGGAGGATTTGCACAAAGAGAGATACCTAGTATGTTCATTGAACTAAACATCAATAGTTTATCTAGTGGTTTATTTTTTTTGGGTCTTTTTGTATTTATATTTAGCCCAATAACTATTCAATCTTTGGATGCAAGAGATAAACCTCATAAAATAGTACTAATTATTATTTTGTTATTAGCTATTGCATTTTTGTATTATACTCAAGAATACTTTCTTTTAGTTAACACAACTCTGGTGTTGGGAATTGTGATAATTATTTTTAGCAGAAATATATTTAAGAGAAAGTTTATGTACCTAATAACAATAGCCTTTTTTTGTCTAATTGGTTCATATGGAATGGGTTATGTAACAGCATATGTTGACCTTCATGAAGCTGAAGAACAGTATATTATAGAAAAGAATAATGAAAAGTATTTATTGTTAGGTTCTTATAACAACAATTATATTGCTACAAAAATCAATAATAAAGATAATAGTATTGAGTATAAGTACATATTAATTCCTGTGAGCTCAGATGAGTCATCAGTTTCAATCAACTTAGAAAAAATTCAATTAAAAATCAATGATTAAAGCACTCAAAAATGGGTGCTTTTTATTTTGGAGAAAATAAGTCGAGGAATTAAAACGGAAGTTGCTCACCAACATTACTGGAGGATGTTTACGGTGAGCAACGTAGGTGATAGAGATCAATCTTCATCATTATTGAATTTCTCTATAAAAATAACTTGTCCAGTTTATAAAGAATATATGCGTGATGTTTATAAATAAGAAATTAAAGAAGGGTGACTAACATGGAAAACATTTATCTCTTGAGTAAAAGATTTAATAAAATCTAATAATTAAGGTAATAAATGGTTTTACTTCCTGTTCAGGTAAAATATAATTATAGAATAATATAGAACTGGATGTGGACAGCGGGGATGAAAAGAAAATACGGATTAGTTTTTCTTATTATTATTTTAGTATTAGTGAGTAGTGTGTTAACTTGGACATTTAGTAATTACAAATTAGTGGATAAAGGGACTTGGGAACAAGCAAAGAAGTGGAATGCAAACTTACAAACAATCAAAGAAAAGGAAAAAGAAATTAGCCAACTGAAAAATCAATTAGGTACCAAAAAATCTGAAATTGATAAGAATAAAGATGAAATCGACGATTTAAATGAGCAGATTAGTGATCTAAACGAAAAGTTTGGTATACAAGAAGAACCAGTTAGTACTAACGAAACAACTAATCAAGTTAAAACTTATGAAACCACAAGTAATGAAAATGATACCTCTGACGAAACTAATATTGTAAATGAAGATGAAGAAAATTCTCAAGTCGAACCGAGTAATGAAACTCAAAGCGAGGATGATATATATGACATTACTGCAGGTTTAGTACCGATAACTGCACCATTGGATTCGATTGATGTTAATTTTTCATCTCAAGATTTATATTCGGTAGCATTAATAATTAATAATAATACTTCTTCTTCACTTAATCTTAGACGACATAACTTTAGCTTGAAAGATGTAAACGGAGAGAATATTGGTTTGATTAGCGATGATGCTCATAATGAATTTTATAAAAGAATGGAAGTTGTACCTACCTCGGGGTCTATTCCTAGTAATTCTGTATATGAAGGGTACCTATTTTTCACTGTCTCAAAAGGTGAAAAACCATATTCAATTACTTGGAATCATGATGGTGATGAAAATGAGGTCTTACTTGAGCAGTATTAAATAAGTTTTTAAGGCATTCCTTTGTGGAGTGCTTTTTATTTTATTAATAGACTCGATTGGGGCTAACAACCGAGTCAGTAAAGCGATTAAGCTCTTGAATATTGATATCTATTCTTTATAAAAGCATCATGGTATCTACCTTTTGAAGGTGCATTCAATAAACCTCTATAAACATTGTTAGGAACATTGTAGTACTTATAAGTTCCATTACGGAATTGAATGTAAAGTGTGTTAACAGAATCATCATATCCAACAGAGACCAGGTTACTTGATGCTACAGGTTGCATTATCATACTTATCACCTCCTATTAATTTATTAAATTCGACATTTAACTTTTATTTCCTTTGAAAAATTTGGAGAAAGATGGGTGAGGAATATGGGGAACAAAAACAGTATTAATGGGAAGCGAGAATCATAATGGATGGAAGCTTGAAGAACTATTGGCTCAAGTGAAACAAGAAGTATCTGAAAAGATTAATAAGATTATTAACGATCCATCACCACAAGCACAGTTGGTTGTTAGAAATAACTTGGCTATCATTGAACATCTTGGTGCAGCTGAAGCATTACAGCGTTCATCATACATTGTATTGGATGCAATGAAGGCTAATGAAGGACCTGCAGGCACACCGAGAATAGGGAATGAGAAAGGGTGATGTTATGAATTTCCAAGCTTTAGATGTATTAATGGATTGTATTCGTGAGTTCAGCCTCAGAGTCAACAGTAACTTATCAGATAAGGCTTTACCTTTTTTATCTGAAGATACTCTTGAACTAATTAACAGATACAAAGAGAATGCAAGTACTAGCGCATTTATTGAGGTCGTTCAGTATATATTTAGCGATTTATCAAAGAAAGAGAAGCAGCAACAAAAAGAAATTGGTGTGAATTTATTTAGCACACGCTTTGAAGATTTATTTGATCTTTTTATTTCGTTAGAGAAGAAGTCTCCTTTGCTTCAAATAATCTTAGATGATGAGAATGGAATACCAGAAGTTTTTTATAAAGGTGAAGAGATTAATCGTAAACGAGATATTTTATTTCATTGGGAAACAGATACCATTATTCCAGGTGGATTAACGTATGCGATTGAGCATGTTGAAGGTAGTCAAATCATTAACAGAATAGAACGTAGAGTGAAAGGTCACGCATGTGACTGAACATTTTTTGCTGATAAAAACCGAAATCCTATTATATAAAAGATTTACTTTTAGTAAGTGATATCACTTACTTTAAATAAGTTTATCAATATTTGAGATTAACTCACTAATGCTTCAAATATCTTTAAGATACTATCAACATTCGATTTCAGTTATTTTTTAGTCGTTTACAATAACTGGATTGTTTCTGCGTGCATTAACTATAGTTATTGTTAACATTAACTACGGTTTATGTATACATCATGTATGCAATAACTATGGTTTATGTATGCAATAAGTACACAAAAGAAAAGAAAAGAAAAGAAAAGAAAAGAATTAATATATATGTCTTTTAAAAGGCAAAAGACGGCATTCCTCATGGAATGTTTTTTATTTTGTAGAAAGAAGGGTGATGAATTATGACTAAAGGTTTATCAATTAATGTAACAGCAGATACAAACAATCTTTCAGCAAAGCTAAGAGTAATAGCTAAACATGCAATAGCATTGGCTGATGAGTTAGAAGCGATTGACCATGAAAGCAGGGAAGAATCTGATGAATCGGAATCAATACTATGACAAGTATAAGCGAGATCCAGAGACAAGAAGGTTCTATAAGTCTGCTGCTTGGTCTAAGGCAAGGAGGTTAGCTTTAGAACGTGACAATTACTTATGTGTTCATCATTTGAAACAGAATCGAGTTGTTGCTGCAGATATGGTACATCACATAAAAGAATTAAAGGATTATCCAGACCTAGGATTATCATTAGACAACCTAATTTCTTTATGTAACTCATGTCATGAAGCAGAGCATCCTGATCGTAGAAGCAAAAAAAACAATAATCAAAAGCGAAGAAACGTCAAAGTGATTAAGAATAAGGCGAACGAAGAGATAATATAGGCCCCCCTGGTCTTAAAGCTTTTTTAAAACCTGCCAGGGACCGGTGTGGGCCCTTCGCTTGCAACGTGGATAAAAAATCCTTATATGAGGGGGGGGCTGATATTGGCTAAATTGAGTAAAAAGAAGCAAGATGTATTAATTGATGAAGAAAAAAAACGATTGTTAGATATTTTTAAGGATATTCCCGATTCTAAAATAAAAGTAGCGATGAATTTAATTGAACGAGTCGCTTTTATGAAAGTTACACTTGAAATTTTAGAAGATGATATAAAAACTCGTGGACCGACTTATCTTTTTCAAAACGGATCGCAAAAAATGAAAGTAGAAAATCCTTCTCAAAAGTCATACAACACGATGATAAATCGTTTTACAACTGCTCATGAAAAATTGCTGAATTTATTGCCAAAAGAGAATGGTGAAATAGTTTACGTAACTAGTGAAGTTACTGAAGAAGTTGATGACTTTGAAAAATTCTAGCTTGGGTATCCTAAAAGATTCATCTCCAGTTCTTTTAACTACATGGTACGCAGAACAGGTTGTGGAAGGACATATAATTGCGAGTAAAAATGTTATGCGTGCTTGTAAAAGACACTTGAATGATTTAAAAAGAGCCAATCTAAAAGTACTTAATGAGGATTTCCCATGGGTTTTTGATGAAATTTTAGGTCATAGGCCAATACAATTCATTGAAAAATACTGTAAACCATCGAAGGGTAGTTATAAAAAACTTATCCTTCAAGCATGGCAGCACTTCACATTAGGAAGTTTATTTGGATGGGTTCATAAAGAGTCAAAGTTAAGGCGCTTCAAGGAAGGGCTTATTTTTGTTGCACGAAAAAACGGAAAAACCACGAAAATTTCAGGAACGTCCCTTTACGGGGTTAGTAAAGATGGGGAAAACGGAGCGGATATACCACTTCTTGCAAACTCAATGAAGCAAGCTAGGCTTCTTTTTGATGAAGCCAAAGCAATGATTAAAGCTTCCCCATTATTGCGGAAACATTTTAGACCATTACGAGATGCAATTTATTTCGATAAAACTTTTTCCAAAATAGAACCTCAAGCATCTGATTCTGAAAAATTGGATGGCTTAAGTACTCATATTGGTGTATTTGATGAAATTCACGAGATGAAGGATTACAAATTAATCAACGTAATTAAAAACTCACGGGGATCTCGTGAACAACCACTTCTTATCTACATCACAACAGCTGGATACCAACTAGATGGACCGCTGGTGAATTATTATGAGCAAGGTATTGATGTACTCAATGGTGTGATTGAAGATGAAAGAACGTTTTATTATCTAGCTGAACTAGATGATCAGAGTGAGTTTGATAAGCCAGAGATGTGGATTAAAGCTAATCCTAATCTTGGGGTTTCTATCAAGTTAGAAGATATGATTGAGGATTGGGAAAAGGCTAAACGAACTCCTTCCGAAAGAAATGACTTTATAACAAAACGTTTTAACATGTTCGTAAACTCTAATGAACAGTCGTTCTTAGATTATGAGGTTATAAAAAGGAATTTCGAAAAGAAAATTGATCCATCCCTATTGGAAAATAGAGCATGTATAGGTGCATTTGACTTGTCTGAATCAGAGGACTTTACCAGCGCATGCTTGGAATTCCCACTTGATACTGGGGAAGTATTTATTTTGTCTCATTCCTGGTTGCCGAGAAAAAAGGTAATTGCTAACAATGAAAAAATTGATTATGAGGATTTAAAGGACAAAGGGCTGCTTACTATTGTGGAAAATGACTATGTAAATCTTGAATTAGTGTATGAATGGTTTGTTAAACAGTCTGAAAAATACATGATTGAAAAAATTATGTACGATCCTGCCAAAGCATTTCGATTGGTAAAAGACCTAGAGGCTTATGGATTCCAAGCAGAAATTGTAAGACAAGGTCCACTAACATTAACTCCAGCTTTAAGAGACTTAGAAACCATGTTCATTGAAAGTAAAGTCATCTTTAACGGAGACAAATTATTGCGTTGGTATATCAACAATGTGAAGTTAAAGAAACATGAAAACGGCAGTTGGTTACCTCAAAAACAAAATAGATATCGTAAAATAGACGGTTTTGCAGCTTTTTTAAATTCTCATACAGAAGTCATGAAGAAACTGGTAAGTCCACAAGGGAATGGCAATATCGAATTTGTATCTGTTAGCGACTTATTAAACTAACTGAAAGGTGGTGAGAATTTGCAATGGTATAACAGAATCAAGCTTTCAGTAAAGGCAGCTGTGGTTACGTGGAAAGGGGCAGGTTACGACTTTTCTAAATGGTTTGGTCGTACATTTTGGGGTGTAGATAACGGAAGATTAGCAACAAATGAAACGATATTTAGTGTCATTAGCCGTTTGTCTAACACTTTATCTTCACTTCCAATCAAGCTTTATCAAAAATACGATGTACAAATGAATCAAGCTGCTGATGTTATTATTAACAATCCTAATCCTAATATGACCAGTTATGAAGCTTTAAATAAGATTGAGGTATCTAGAAATGAGACAGGAAACGGATACGCTATTATCGTTCGAGATATACGAATGCAACCAGAGAAGGTAATACCTATTGACTCGAGCTATGTTTCACCTTTTTTAAACACAGATGACAGTGAATTGTGGTATCAAGTACTTGGTGACAATGGTACTCATTATATCCATAACATGAACATGATTCACGTTAAACACATAACTGGTTCAAGTAGGTGGTCAGGTATTAGTCCGTTAAATGTTTTGAAAAATACATTGGAGTATGACAAAGCAGTTCAGGAATTTTCCCTTTCCGAAATGCAAAAAAAAGACAGCTTTGTCTTGGAGTATGGAGCGAATGTGGATAATGATAAAAGACAGCGGATAATTGATGATTTCAAACGATTTTATCAAGAAAATGGCGGCATTTTGTTCCAAGAACCAGGTGTTACTGTGAAAGATATTAATAGGAAATACTTTGCATCTGATACATTAGCATCTGAAAAAATTACTCGATCGCGTGTGGCTAACGTTTTCAACGTTCCAGTTTCTTTTTTGAATGATGGAGAAGGACAGGGGTTTGCAAGCAATGAACAATTAATGACTCAGTTTGTACAAATGAGTTTAACTCCAACTGTTAGGCAATATGAGCAAGAGTTTAATAGAAAATTACTTACACCAGCTGAAAGAAAGGCTGGTTTTTATTTTAAATTCAACTTAGGAGGGCTTCTAAGAGGCGATACAGCCGCGAGGACACAATTCTATCAGATGATGATTAGAAGCTCTGGAATGAAGCCTGATGAAGTGAGACAGCTAGAAGATTTGCCACCTGTTGGTGGAAAAGCATCCGAACTGTGGATTTCAGGAGATATGTACCCGTTAGAGATGGACCCAGTATTACGTAAAGGAGGTGAAAAGAGTGGGAAAGAACAAACAAACGAATAAATTTTTCAATATGAAAGCATCAGCAGATGGAAAATCGGCTGATATTTTTATTTACGGAGAAATAACCAAGTGGGCATGGGAAGAGTATGGCGAAGTTTCATCCATTTCATTTAAGAATGAACTAGATCAATTGGGAGATGGAATTGAGACAATAAAGCTTTATATAAATTCTCCTGGTGGTTCTGTTTTTGAAACAATGGCAATTATCGCAATGCTTCAACGACATCCAGCTAATGTCATATCTACCATTGATGGCGTAGGAGCATCCTGTGCATCTGTTTTACCAATGATTTCAAATAAAATCATTATGTATGCCAATTCTATGCTCATGATTCATAACGCATGGACGTATGCAAGCGGAAATGCAGAACAATTACGGAAAGCAGCAGATGATATCGAAAGAATTAATCAGTCAATGATTCAATTTTATTTAGATCGTGCTGGCGACAAGTTAGATGCTGAAACTTTAAAACAGTTACTTGATGCTGAGACTTGGTTAAGAGCAGAAGAAGCTCTTCGATATGGTCTATGTGATGAAATTATTGCAACAAACAATGCAGCTGCTTGTTTGGATGATAAATGGGCAAAAGAGTACAAAAATGTGCCAAATCAGCTTATTTCTAATCAAAATATCGCTATTTCGGCAGAAGAAATGGCATTAAGGCAACAAATTTCCAATGATTCAAAGGCGAATTCAGCATATTTAAACACAATTTTAGGAGGAATTATTTCATGAAGAAAAACATGGTATTAAAATTAAATCTACAGTTTTTTGCAGGCAGCACATTATTTGAATTAAAACAAAACATGGCAACAATTGGTCAACAATTGCAAAAGATTGAAGGCGAACTATCTGCCAAGGCAATTGATACTACATCCACAATGGACGATCTCAAGGCTTTGCAAAGCTCAAAAGCTGATTTGCAAATGCGTTTTGATGTTATCAAGCAGCAACATGATCAAATGGAAGCAGAGCAAAAGGCAAAATTTGCTGCACAGCAGAAAGCTGATAGCTTGGGCTTTGCAAATGAAAAAGACCCAAAACAAAAGGTAGTTAAAGCAAAAGCTGAATTAATTCGTGCTACTATTCGTCAACAGCCTGTTCCACTTGAAGCTAAAGCGGCACTGGGAGATCGCAATGATACTGGTGGTGAAAAACTACTTCCGACGACTATGACCAATGAACTGTTGATGGAACCATTAGTTAAGAATCCTTTACGTGAAATTTCCGTTTTCACTAATCTGATGAATCTTGAAGTGCCTAAGATTTCATTCCAACTTGATGATGACGACTTTATTGATGATACAGAAACTGCTAAAGAATTAAAAGTTACTGGTGATGTTGTTAAATTTGGGAGAAATAAATTTAAAGTATTTGCACCTGTATCTGAAACTGTTATTCGAGGGACGGATGTTAACTTAGTACAAGGTGTGGAACGTGCTCTTGAATCTGGTTTAGCAGCGAAGGAAAAGAAAGTGGCATTTACTAAAACACCTAAAGCTGGTGAAGAACATATGTCATTTTACCAAACTGGTGCAACGGCAATCAAAAGAGTATCAGGTGCTGATATTTATGAAGCTGTCGTGAATGCACTTGCAGATTTACATGAGGATTATCGTGAAAATGCGAAGATTGTTATGAATTACGCTGATTATACAAAGGTTGTTAAGTTTTTGAATAATGGTAACTCCACTTATTTTGCTGCACCACCTGAATCAGTATGGGGTAAATCTGTAAAGTTTGTTGATGCTGCTTCTGAACCAATCGTTGGTGATTTTAGTTATTCTCATTTCAACTATGATCTTGATGTTCTTTATGAGCGCGATAAAAACGTCCGCACAGGTATTGAGGATTTTGTTTTGACTGCTTATTTAGACCACCAGATTAAATTGAAATCAGCATTCCGTATTGCTGAAGTGACTACTGTTCAAGGTGCATAATGCTTACTTTACAAAGCTTTCCTGAGTTGAAGGACTCATTAAGAATTGATGGGAGTGAGGACGATGATGTTCTCATTCTTCTTTTAGATGCAGCCAAAGCATCATTGAAAGTAGCGGGAGTACCTGAAGATAAAATAACTTCAGATTACTTACCCTTATATAAACAAGCCATTATTCTCTATCTGGAAATGGACTATGAGTATGATGAGAAGAAAATCCCAAGATTGGAACGTGCTTTTAATCGTATATTGCTGCAACTAAAGGCAGGTGTTTCCTATGAGTAAAAGACAGTACAATACCAGGATTACTTTTTATGAATATGTAGCTAATGATGGACCAGAACCAGGTGAAAAGATAAAAAGTGTTCTTTATGGATGCTGGGCTGGTATTGAAGAAGTTTGGACAAAAGATTTAGTGTTGGCCAAAGCTAATGGGACCCTATCTGATCTGACAATCAAAATTAGAGATCCAAGAGGAACGTATCGTCCATCTAATAAACATTATGTGTCAATTCAATCACCTGAGTATGCTGGCCAACATTTCAACATTAAGCATGTTAGTCCTGATATTCGAAATAAGAGAGAAATTAGGATTGTAGCAGAGGTTTCCTCATGAGTGTAAGTATTTCAGGAATTAGACAACTGGAAAGAGAACTAATGAGGCGATTTGGTTCAAATAGGACACAGCAAATTGTTGATATAGCTTTATTGGCAGGAGCAAATGTTTTTGTCCAAGAGCTTAAAAGACAATTCGAGTCTTTCAAAGACACAGGTGCTTCCATATCGGAAATAACCATTTCTCAACCAACAACAGTTGGAGGAGCAAGGTCAGTAAAAGTTCATTGGCGAGGACCTAAGGGTAGATACAGAGTTATCCACTTAAACGAGTGGGGAACTGTTAATAACCCTAATCCTGAAGGAAAGGGAGCTATAGCAAGGGCTCTCCGTAATGCAGAAGAGGCTTATCGAAATGCAATTAAGCGAGAAATGAGGCGAGGTCTCTAATGGATGTCCTGGCTATTATCTTTAATGCTTTAATCGCAGATGAATTTATTGGAAAAGAAGCAGAGGATAGAATCAAGTATTATGAGTATCCAGAGAGTGGTGAAGTGGAAAAACCCTATATTATTATTGCTCCTTTGGATGTTCCTGCGCCGTCTGACTTCGCTGATGATACTTGGCTAACATTTGATTGTCTTTATCAAATCGATGTCTGGACAAAAAACAGAATAACCACTAGGCAAATTGGAGAAAGAATCCATCAAGTTCTGTGGAAGCTTGGGTTAAGACAAAATGGTGGACTATCAGAATATGATTCTGGAATTTTCCGTGATGCAAGGCGTTTTCGCGGAAAGTTATACCGAGAAGATTTCGACACAATCGCAAAGTCGATTTCACTAAATAAAGAGGAGTGAGTAATTTGGCAGAAGAGAAAGTATATAGGTCAGCTACTGGTGTAGATGAATTTTATTACGGTGAGGTTGGAGAAGGAACGGTTGCCGAATATATCGAGCGTGTAAAGTTTTTACAAACAATTAATGTGGAAATGCCGCAAGAGATTACTCGAGCACGCGGAGATAATAAAACAGCAGAAATGGCCGTTTCAAGTGGAGACATTGCAGTTACTGCAGGTTTTCATAAGGTGCCGTTACAAGATAAACAAAACTTGTTAGGTCTTGAAGTGGTTGATGGAATAACTGCTATGGGTAGCGAAGACAACCCTCCTTATGTTGCAGTCGTTTTTGCAAAAACACATGAAGATGGTTCTCGTGAATATGTAGGTTTACCAAAAGGATTGTTCACAAGACCAAATGTAACTGGAAATACAAAAGGAGAAACAACTGAGTTCTCAACTGAAGAGATTGCAGCTCAATTCATGGATAGAGTAGTTGAAGGATTTGATAAAGAGAAATCAGTTTTGTTTGCATATGATCCAGCTGGTCAAACAACAAACCGTAACGTATTATTCCAAAAGATTTTTGGTTTGCCTTATCCAACAGGAACAACAGTACCGGAGGGAGCATAAACCATGTCTAATACATTAAAAGTAGAAGAAATCAAAGAAAAGTTAACTGCTGCAGGTATCTCCTTTGATGAAAAAATGAAAAAAGAAGATCTTCTTCGATTATTAGAAGACTCGACTCAAAATGAAAACGATGCTACATCATCCGAGGAAACAGCCCCAGTAGTGGAACCTAAAAAGAAATATGTAGTCGTCCACGATTTCAAAGACCTAAAGGACGGCACTGTTTATATTAAAGGTGATATCTACCCAAGAAAAGCTGATGCAGTTGTGGACGAAGAAAGAGTCAAGGAATTGTCATCCACAAAAAACAAAATTGGACGTGTCTTAATTCAAGAGCAGGAATAACCTGCTCTTTTTAAATCACTTGAGGAGGAACAGAAGATGGCGAATCTTAAAAAGAATGCAATTGTATTAGTTAAAGAGGTTAAAGAAGGAGAAATTGTTGATGCAACTTACTATACTCCTGCATTTTTACCAATGAGTGTGGTGTATCAAGCTATTGATCTTAATCTGGAATTAACTAAAATAACTGCTAGTAATGAAAAAGAAATGGTAAATAAGATGGTTGATTTTGTGACAAACGATATCTATAAGAATCAGTTTACAAAAGAGGAATTAGAGAACGGATTGCATGCTCCAGATGCTATTCAAACTTTACAGCAACAGGTTTTCTTCATAACTCAAGGACAACAAACTGATGAAGTAAAAAAGTTGCTGGCGAAGAAGGGTTAACGGACGAGGACTTTTCAGTAGCCAAGCAAAAAGAGTATTTGGACGAACTTGTCCGAGATTTAATGAAGCAAGGTAAGGATATCAATGAAATATTAAGTATGCCATATCAGTTCATGATTGATTTAATGGCAGAACGTAATAAGCCAAAACAAACAAAATCCTTAATTGCCGCATTCGGAGGTTAAGGATTTTTACTTTTTATAAAGAAGGGAGGTAAAGCTAATGGAACAAATAACTGGCTTATCGATAGGGTTAGACTTAGATACAGTTGCGTTGAATAGAGGGCTAACTGGTTTAAGGGAGAGACTACGCACAGTAAATAGTGAAATGAGAGCTAATCTTTCTGCTTTTGACAGAGGAGATCGTTCTGTCGCTTCATTTGAAACTAAACTTAATGGTTTAAACCGTAAGTTGCAAGTCCAGGAAGAAATCACAAAGTCTGCTCGACAAGAATATGAAAAAATGGTTCAGCAACATGGAGAAGGTTCAAGAGAAGCAGAGAGGGCTGCAACGGCATACAACCGTGAAGTAGCTTCCTTAAATACTTTAAGACGAAATGTAACAAATACTCAGCGCGAACTTGCAGAATTGAGAGAAGAGCAAAGACGGGCTGAATCAGGATGGACTCAACTTAGTCAAACCATTGACAGGGCTGGAGAAACAGCAACCAATGTTGGTAAAAAGATGAGTGGTGCAGGATTGACTTTAACTGCTGGGTTAACAACACCATTACTTGGAGCAGCAGCTGCTGCAGGGGAAGTCGCATACGAGTTTGATAAGGCTTCTGGTGTCATTCAGGCAGAACTAGGATTGTCCGAAGAAAAAGCCAAGAAACTGCATGGAGTGGCCAAAGATCTATGGGAAGATGGATTCGGAGATAGCATTGAAGATGTTTCCACTAGGATAGCTGGTGTTACCAAAAGTTTAGGTGAATTAAGTGAGGTTGATCTTTCTTATGTTAATGCAGGCTTAGAACTGTTTGAAGGTCGTGGTTGGGGAGACCAACAAGAAGCACTAAGAGCTGTGAAGGTAATGATGGAACAGTTCGGTATGTCTGCAACTGAATCGATGGATTACTTAACAAAGGGCTTCCAAGATAACCTGAATTTTAGCGGGGAATTTCTTGATAGTGTTTCTGAGTACTCCACTTATTTTTCTGAATTTGGAATGACAGCTGATGATATGTTCGCCAAGTTTAAAGCTGGAGCAGAAGGTGGAGCTTTCCAACTTGATAAAGTCGGCGATGCCATGAAGGAATTTTCTTTGCGTGCTAAAGACGGTTCTAAGTCCAGTACAGAGGCTTATGAGGCTCTTGGATTAAATGCTAAGGAAATGACTAAGCAATTTAATAACGGTGGCGAGGATGCCCAGAAAGCCTTCGGTAAAGTCATTAAAGCCCTTAAGAAAACAAAAGATGAAGGCGATAGGAACGCAGCATCTGTAGGGCTTTTTGGAACACAGTTCGAAGATCTAGGTGAAAAAGCCTTCAATGCAATGTTAGATGCGAGCAAAGGTATGAAAAATGTCGAGGGTGCAACCAAAAAGGCAAGTGATGCCCTTCGAAATAATTTAGGTACTCGTGCAACAAAGGTTTGGCGTGATTTTGTGGAGGATATGGAACCTGTTGGCGATGTTCTTCTTGGTGTTGCTGAGGATGTATTACCTAAAGTAGCAACTACAATTGGGGAAGTAACTAGTGCCTTTGCGGATATGTCACCAGAAACTCAAAAAACAATACTTGCCATTGCTGGAGTAAGTGCAGCTGCAGGACCAACACTGATGGTATTAGGGAGTTTAACAACAGGTGTAGGTGCGTTATTTAAAGTTGTTAGTCCACTTATCCCCTTACTTGGTTCTGGTGCAGGGTTAACAGGAGTTTTAGGAGCGTTAACAGGTCCTGTAGGCTTAACTGCCGTAGCTTTAGTAGGATTAGGAGCTGGGTTTATAGCTCTCGATAAAGATATGGATAAGCCAATAATCAAAAGTGATATCTTTGCTGGTAAAATTTCAGAATCCACTCAAAAAGTTTTGAATCAATATGACAAATTAAAAACTGATTCAAACTCTCTATTGTGGCAAATGGCAACTGGTAATGAAGAAGTAACTGATAAACACATTGCTAATGTGGTTGCAAAGTATCAAGAAATGACAAAATTGATTCTTGAACAGTTAGATACAAGGCACCAAGAAGAACGGGCAAAATTAGTTGAACAATTAAATCAAAATAAAACATTAAGTGATGAAGATAAAGCCAGAACCCTTGCTGATTTTGATGAACATTATTCAGAGGAAAGACAACAAGTAACAGATAACGAAGCGAAGAAGTTAGAAATAATCAAAGGTATGCAAGGTCAATCTGAGGCAGAAAGACAAGCTGCTAGAGAGAGGATTGCGCAAATTGACTTAACTAATGATCAAATAATGTTGGAAAACACAGCAAAAACCAAAGATGAATACTTAACAATTCAGCAAAACCTTAAAAATGAAGCTAGTATCATTTCTGCAGAAAAGGCAGCAAAATATGTAGCAGATTCTAAAGAAACTACGGATAAAGTTGTCGAGGAAGCTAATAAAAAGGCAAATGAAGAAATAGCTGCTATAACTTATGGACGGGACATAACAGGTAGTATTTCAAAAGAAGCAGCAGATAAACTCATTGCAGACGCTGAGCGCAGGAGAGATAGTACCGTTGCTACTGCACAAGATGAACACACATCAGTAGTTAAAGCTGCTAAAGATCAAGCTGGAGAGCATGTGGACCAAGTTAACTGGGAAACTGGTGAAATACTTTCTGGTTGGGATAGTATGTATAACGGTGTTTTAAGTGCTGTGAACTGGATATTAGATTTATTTGGTAAGGAACCTATTGCTAAAAAGGGAACCGTAAAGGAAAATGGTCGTCAAAAATTACAAAGGCAAGATGCCCAACTTGAAGCCACCTATGCAGACGGTACACCAAGTTCAGGACACCCAGGTGGACCTGCAATAGTTGGTGAAGAGGGAAGAGAGTTGGCTTTTGTTCCAGGAAAAGGAGTAACACTTTTAGGTACAAGGGGACCTGAATACCACTCGAATTTACCAATTGGTACTTCTGTTCTTCCGAATAAGCAAACTGAACAAATGTTAAAAAGCTATGGTTTTCCTGGTTATGCAAATGGAATTGGAGATTACTTTGATTTGTTCCTAGATGGAGCTGGTTCTGTATGGGACTTCGCAAAAGATAAATTCAGTTTGAAAGACAGTTTGATTCCTGAGTGGTTAAATCAACACACTGGAAGTCCGCTATCAATGATTGCAGATTTTGCAAAGGATTGGATAAAGGATACTTGGGATAACTGGTTTGGAGATATGGGAAGTTCTTCAGGTGGTGGAGCTGGTGTCCAGCAATGGGCAGGTATTGCTACTAAAGCCTTGATGCTTACCAAACAATATAGCCAGACTAATTTAGACAGGTTGCTTTATCAGATGCAAACTGAGTCAGGTGGTAATGCTAAAGCAATAAACTTGTGGGATATCAACGCAAAAAGAGGAACTCCTTCAAAAGGTTTGATGCAGGTTATTGACCCTACATTTAAAGCTTATGCAATGCCAGGATACAACTCAGATATTTATGACCCTATGTCGAACATACTCGCTTCAATTAGATATGCAGTTTCAAGATATGGTAGCTTAGAAAAGGCATATCGAGGTGTTGGATATGAGACAGGTGGTTTAATCAATACTGCTGGAATGTATCAACTTGCAGAAGGTGGCTGGCCTGAATTTGTTATTCCTACGGATCCAAGCAGAAGAACAGATGCTATGAAGCTATTAGCCTTGGCAGGTAAACAAATACAAGGAAACAAACGTCCTAATCAGCTGCCTAACACAGGCGGTGGCAATACTGATTGGAGTGAAATGATTACCAGACAAGACCAGCAAATAGCTTTATTACAGAAACAAAACGATTTACTCATGAGGCTGATACTTAAACCAAGTGAGGTTATAGATAATAAAGCCCTAACCAAACAGATAAGCCGGAATGAAGCTACAGAATACAGCATGCTTAATTATCAGTTAGGAGGTGGTTGATATTGAAGAAGCAATTGTATATAGATCGCAATAACAATAGGCAGTCATTGGAGGAAGTATTAGGATGTCGGTTTTTAGAGTTGGTTGTATCCAGTCCTCAACCATCGACTAACTATCAGCAACTAAGCGGACTTGATGGCCAATTGGACGGATATACGACATATGGACCCAAAACAGCAACAGCCAATTTTTTTCTAAAGGGTACTGATCTTGAAGAATACCAGTTATTAATACGTGACGTTTGGCAGTTTTTTTATTCAAGGGAAGCTTATTACATATCCAGTTCGGATATGCTTGGTATTCGTTATCTGGTCCATCCAAAACCTATGGACTTTACACGAGTAAATACTGTAGCAGCTACTTTCTCCATCGAATTTGAGGTATTCAAGGGGTATGGCGAGTCTTGGGCCACTACTCTTAATGACTTTACTTTTGAGGAAGAAAAGTGGCAAATAGGTATGAACTTACCTTTAGCAGAAGACTTAAATTATGCTTTTGCAAACCAAAGTAATTTCGATGTGTATAATGCTTCAGACATTACAGTCAATCCTTTATTGAGACACGAATTATCAATTGCCATTAGTGGGGTAGGTTCTTCAGTCAAACTGGTAAACAAAAGCACAAATGATGTTTTCCAATACAATAAATCGATGAAGCAAGGGGATGTTCTTGTTTTAACTGGAGTATATCCTTTCCTAAACGATGAACATTGTGGAAGGGATACAAATCACGGAATCATTACCTTAGCTCCTTTAATTTATAACGAGTTTGAGCTGACGGGTTTGAGAAACAGCAAAATATCCTTTGACTTTCCTTTTCTCTATGTAAATAAGTGAGGTGACGAACAGTGAAAAGTGGAGTCTTACTTGTTAGAGATAGGGAGGGTCTTTATGAAGAAATCCTAATCGATATTGATTACAACGGATTTTCTTATGATTACGTTAAGAATACTTCCCGACAGGTTACATTCACAGTTTTTCAATCAAAGTATAATAAATTCTCCTTCGACTTATTAACTGGAGATGCAGTAATTGTCTATGACGGTCAGGAATTTATTATCAAACAATGTACACCTAAAGTAGTTGGTTCATTACAAACGAAAGATATCACGGCTGCACATATAAGTTTTACGGTGCAGGACCACTACCAGTACAACTCAAAAGAAAGTTCTGCAGAATACAGCCTGGATGATGTAATGAAACTCGCCATCGGTGGAAATGAACTAGGTTTCACCTATGAGATCATTGGAACCTTTGAAAAGAAAACAATTGAAAGCATTAGTGCAAACGATGCTTTAAGTTTAATAAATGACATAGCCTGCGGAACATTCGGGGCTATTTTTTATGCCGATAATAAGAAGCTATATCTGTTCAGTGAAGATGAATGGTACCGAGAAGTACAACAGACATTCCGTTATCAATACAACACAAAAGAAGTAAGTGTTGTAGAGGATATTACTCCTATAAAAACATTTATCAAAGCGTATGGTAAAGAAAAAGAAAACAAAGATACTAAATCTGATAAAAGCATTTCACAATCAGTGGTAAGCTTTTCATCCAAATGGACAGATGGAGTTACAGCCACAAAAGACAGTACAGCTTCTTTCGAGTTTACGGGAACAGGAGTAGATGTCTACTTTGCTAAGTCTAAATTCGGTGGTAAATATCATGTTGATGTCGATGGTGCTAATTCTAAAAGCGGAACCACCTATAGTCAAAAGAGTGGTACTTTAACTGTTACAATTCGCGGATTAGAAAATAAAAAGCACAAATGCAATATCAAATTCACTGGTACGGATTCTACAAATCCTAATACGAAGAAAATTAAACATATAGATTCCTATAACGAAGAAAATAAACAAGGCAAAATTGTCCGGAAAACTAAGACTCGGTATACACAAGAAACAGCCACTTTGGAAGTGAATGATCCAGTGGCTAATATTTATCTTGAAAATGAGGGGGATGACAGGTATGAAGCTGTTGTAACATATTTGTCTCCTGCACATAAAGAATGGGATATAAAAATGGCTCCGGCAGTATCGAGCGATACCATTAAAGACAAGGACGAACTTTTAGAGTTTGCTAAGAGTCAATTGCAAGACTATCCTGATATGTCATTGAACATTATTTACACTGGCAAAGAACTTGTGGATGTAAGAGATGTATGGTTACTGATACACGAGCCGTTAGGTATATCCAGTGATGTGAAATTAGTTAGTCTTAGATCACCGCATCCATACACAGGGCAACCACAAACGCTAACTTTTAGTAGTGCTCATAAAGACATGCTTAAAATACAGAACCAATTAAGAAAATCTGTTTCTAACTTAAGCAAACAATTATCTGGCGTTAATAGCACATTATCAGGCAACCTACCTTCTTTGCAGGAAGCATCGAGGGCTATTGCTGCTGTTTCTGGAAATATTGAATTTGACCCTGATAAAGGGCTTAAAACAACACGAAAAATCAAAACAACAACAACATCAACACCCACTACAGCTCAAACATTCTCTATAAGCGCTCTTAGTACTAGTCCGAGTTATGTGACTAGTTTTTTAAATAAGATTAAAAGCGGTGCTATGGAAACGTGGAATACTCATGGAATATTGCCAAGTATTACTGCTGCTCAGGGGGCATTGGAGAGTAACTGGGGTAGGTCCACACTAACTATTGATTGCAACAATCTATTCGGCATAAAGGCTTTCGATAATTGGACAGGTGCGAAGAAGGCTTATAGAACAGCAGAGCAAGATTCGAATGGAAATGTTTATTATGTAACAGCTTATTTTAGAGCATACGACTCCTGGGCAGACAGCCTTTTAGATCATGGCCAGTTTTTCCATGATAACAGCAGGTATGCTGCAGTAATTGGATTAACGGATTATACAGCACAAGCACAGGCAATAAAGACTGCTGGATATGCCACAGATACTGAATACGTCAGCAAGCTAACATCCATAATTGAAGCGCATGATCTAGCTTCGTGGGATGCTGCAGCAATATCTAATGAGTATGTTCCAGGTGATGAAGATTCCTTTGAAGAAACGGAAGAGGAAAGTGGTTCTGTTTATATTGGTAATGGATCCATAAGCGTTGTGGGTGAAGATGGGATTGAGTCTGATGTTATAACTCCAGATGGGGTGGACCTCAGTAAGTCATATGGTTCTGTTCCAGATGAAGTGATTGACGATATAACAGAACGCATAGATTTATCAGCGGATTATATGTATCTGACATCACCTAATGGTACAAAATTCAGGTTCAGTGTAGATGATAATGGAAATCCATCAATGATACCTGTTGATGAAAATACACAGTAAAGGAGGTCAAATCTTTGAAGTTAAATAGACTAATAGGTAAATTTCAAGGTGTTTTATTTGCCAGAAAGCAAAATGAAAACTTTGATATTATTGAACAAGCTTATGCAGAAGCAACTAAGAAAATCGATGATTTAAATACTCGTATCAATAATTTAATTTTGAGTACTGGTAGCTTAGCAGAACTAATTGATGCTCGAACTACTGCTGAAGGCGTTGCTGAATCCTTATTAAAAGTACGTTTAGATAAAGAATATAACAAATTACTTTCTAAGATTAATAAAACAATACGGGTTACCGATTTTGACGCTGACCCAACTGGTCAAACGGAAAGCACAGAAGCATTTAGGAAAGCGCTCGGTACTGGAAAAGTAAGAGTTGTTGTTCCTGCTGGCATATATGTGGTTAGAGGTTTAAAAATCCCATCCTGGGTTGAACTTGTGGGCGATGGAATGGGTTTAACAATTATCATATTGCATGAAGATACACCAGCAAGCGAATGGGTAATCACCAACCAGGATTATGTTAATGGGAACAGAAACATTTCTATTAAAGGGATGACATTAGATTGGAATAAAACAAGACAGGGCGGTGTGGGCGCCACAGGAGGACAACATTCAAGCTGTTTAGCTTTAGCCAAAGTTAAATTCGCTTGGATAAAAGAGGTAGAAGGAATAAACCCAGGCTTGCATAGCTTTGATATTACTTCTCCAACATACGACCATTTACCAGAAACTGATTATACAAAAGACGGTTGTCGTTTCGTTTGGATAGATAATTGTGTTGGTTCAGGTTATGGAGATGACGGTATTACAACCCATTACAGTGAATACATTTGGATTACCAATAATCACTTAAGTGATCCGGACGGAGACGCTCATGAAGACGGCGTTTCTAACAGTAATGGTATTGAGATTGATGATGGTTCAAAGCATATTTGGGTTATCAATAACTACACAACTGGGAATATCCGAGGTGTAGAAGTAAAGGCACATACGGAATGGCCAGCAGCTCAAGATGTTCATCTTATCGGCCATACTTCTTATCGAGATGTAAGGTGTTATGATTTCAGGCATATCGGACATCACACTGCGGAAGATCCAGATTCGACTACTGCCTATGATGTAGTTGTAACAAATTGTACAGCTATTGAACCTGTATTTAATTCACTTTATGAAGGCTTAACTCCAAGGGCCTTAGCTATTTCAGCTTATGTAAATGTTAATATTTCAGGATTTACAGCTATTGGTGACCCAACATACGATTATGGGGATAACCCAGTTATAGCAATTCAATATAAATCTAGAAACATTGGAATGCATAATTTCAATATTCGAGGATTTAAGAAAGCGAGTGCGGACATTCGCTTAATTGGCGGAGATCAAAAAACTGACAATATAAACATTAGTAATATACAAATTTATAAATCTGCCAAGGTTGGTATTGCTATTGGTTCAACAATTTATCATGTAAATCTTACAAACATAACAATGATTGGGGAAGATGGACAAATTGGTTTATCCAGTGTCAATTCACAAGACAGTATTGTTGGTGTTCATGCAGAAGGATATGCACTTGCTGCTTCTATTGCTGGTAATGACTATGTTTATTTTGTTCCTAACAATATAAAAGGCGGTACAAGGATTGCAAGCCCAAGTGGTTATGCAGCTAAAGAAACATCTGCACTAATCGGGACAACTTCTGATAGTAAAGCTACTGGAGAAAAGTCAGTAGCTTTAGCTTCTTCTAGTGTTGAAGCTGCAGGAGAAAACAGCATAGTTGCAGCAGCCTCGGGAAATTCCAAAACAGAAGGATACCGAGATTTCGTTATTGGTGCTAACAATTCACGCACTAAAGGGAAAGACGAAAACTCAAAAGGGATTTTAGCTAGTAATGCCGTTGAAAATGATAATAATTACTCTGTTGTAGGTGGGTATGGCGATAGCGAGACACCTTCAACAGCGAATATAAAGTGGTTATTAGATTCCATAACAGGTGAAGGTAAGTTTGCTGGTCCAGTAACAGGAGCTTCATCCTTTAGTGATTTTGGAGAGTACTTTGAGTCATTGGATGGAACTGCAATCCCTGCAGGAACAATTGTCACTTTAGAAAAAGGAAAGGGGAAAATCAGACCAGCCCAAAAGGGAGAAAGAATGAAAGGTGTCATTTCTAAAACTGCCGGAATCATGTTAGGACAATCTACTTACCATTGGCAAGGACGGTACTTGAGAGATGACTTTGGAGAAGTACTTCTTGAAGAAAGAATGGTAAAAATTAAAGATGATGATGGGAACATTAGAGAAGAAATGCAAATGATGCCAATTGATAATCCTGATTATCAAGAAGAGCTATCCTATAAGTCTAGAGAAGAGCGATCTGAATGGAACAAAGTTGGACTGTTAGGACAAGTTCGAATAAGAGTAGATGATACTGTAGGAGAGGAAGATCATGTTATTGCAAACGGCGGGCTAGCAACAAGAGCTGATGATCCAAACCAAGGTTATGAAGTAATGGAAATGATAATTCCATATGATGCAAACAAAGGATATGGAGTGGCCCTTTGTTTAGTTCATCCTATGTAGGAAGGTGGATTTATGGATAAAAATGCGGATTTGACATTAAATATTTCTGCTACAGCAAGCCAATATACAGCATCGAAAATTAGGTTTTCTACCCAAGATGGAGGTTCAGCTAAGCTGACCTTCTTTTTGTTTAAGGAAGGTGTAGAGTTACCTTTAAATGGAGTGACAGGAAAAATTGCAATGAGGATGGCGGATAGTAGCAAGTTTTTGGATACTGTCACCTTGACAGATAAGCAAAGGGGGATTGTTGAATATAAACTAACTCAAGAACAATTGAAGCATTTTGGGCAGGTTGTAGCAGAGTTGTATCTTAATTATGTAGATGGCCAAAAAATATCTGTTCATCGGTTTAGTTTTAGAATTGACCAAGCTTTAATAGACACGGACATTCCTGTTCTAACAGAGTATTACATCGACGACTTTGAAGGATTAAAGGCATCAATCCTTTCAATGGCAGATGAGACTATGCAAGTCATTGAGTCTGTTCAGGAAGACGTGGAACAAGCACAGATATTAGCAGAAGAAGTCATTTCACTAGTTAAACAAAATAATGCCGTAAGATATCCCGAGTATAATGAAAACAATATTTCTATTGGAAATAAATTCGCTGAAATCGAGGATAAGAAAGCTGATCAGGCTTTTGTAGATTTACAGTTTGCTAGTATTGTAAGTGGAGCACCTAAAGGAACTTACACAACCTTATCGGCTCTTCAAAAGGCTTATCCAACAGGAACCCAAGGTGTATTTTTAGTTATAGAAGGTGGACATTGGTATTATTGGAATGGTTCTGCTTGGGCAGATGGAGGTGTTTATCAGGCATCTGAGATTGGAAAAGATGCGGTCACCCCAACAAATATAGCAACCCATTTCAATATGTTTAATCAAAAACTTATACAGGATTTGTTATATATCCCGGGTTACGATACAACTACAAAACAACCCACTTTAGTGACATCGACCACCCAATTTGTTTATACAATTGAGTTACCAGTTCGTGGTAATATAGATGTCAAATTGCCAAGTAGTCTAACTGGTCAGTTTATGTTATTTCTAGACGAAATGGGATTAGTTGTATATAACCGTACTTTGAGTACAATAATTAATGAAACTGCAACGTGGTACACAAAAAACGGAACATCATTTATGACAATTAACATTGCTGCTTTAAAAGCGAGTTTTCCAACATGTGAAAGTATCATGTTTTCTTATCTAAAATCAGATATCTCTAATTTTTACTTGAATGCACATAAGGTAGTAAAGTTATCTGATTACGAGTGGTTAGATGAAACAAGGATTAATACAGATTTAATCGATGACGAGGCTGTTACGTATGAGAAGATAAAAAACGAAGTTATTACTTCAGATAAACTCAAGCAATTTAGTGTGAAACCAGATCGATTGGCGAGGTCCTTTGATTTGTTTTTCCCATCAAAGGTTGTCAGAGGAAAAGCATTGAGCGGCACTGTTTCCGATACGGATCTTACTCCAGTAGTTAATAATAATGTCAACATGGGCTATTATGAACTTTTGGTACCAGACAAAGGCATGCTCACAATCAAGGTAATGGAACCGTTTATTGGCCAATTTATTATGTATCTTGGAAGTGACGGAAAGGTTAAATATAGAAATACTTATACAGAAGTTGTTGGCCAATGGGTGAACACTCACGTTTTGCCACTACAAGACCAAAAATTCAATGCACAAACAAATGAACTAATTTTAGATTGTCAGCACATAAAGCAAAATGTGAAAGTCCAAAAAATTCTAGTTGGGGTATCTTTAAGCAACATAGATAAATTTTACATGGTGGGCGAGTACATGTTTTCTCTAAACGAATTTACTTGGTTAGAGGAAAGCAAAAGAAACAGCCTGGTATTATCTGAAAAGAATGTACTCATCGACCCTTCAAGTGATGACGTAAAGTTAAACACTAGAATACCAGGATATAACACGACGACATTACTTCCGGAATACGCATACAGCCAAACTTTATTCACTGTTAAATTAAAGGTGAAGGATTTCAAAGATTCGTTCCTAATGATGGGAAATGAAGCAGCTACGCAAGCGGTAACGTCGGCGCAAAGGGTAATGTTATATGACACGAGCGGGAAAACGGTTCGCAACAACAATTTCGCGCAATTCACAACGAATCCAGCCGTTCTAAACGTAGCTTATTTATTAAGCAAATACCCAACAGCGGAAACGATTGAAATTGCCTTTTTAGAAACGGATACAGCAAGTTGTTATCTGTATGCGAAAAAAGTAGCGGAAAATACAACGGGTTTACAGGGAATTGGATTCGAAAAGCTAAGCGGGAAATATAATTTGTTGGTATCTGATAAAATTGTCCACGGTAAACGATTAGTCGGATATGATACAACGCCTTTTAAAATCGCGACAAATGATAACGAAAACTTGTTTTACACTGTTATCGATAACCCGGGAACCGGGAAATTAAAGATTTCCTATAAACCGGAATTAGCGTCACAAATGGTGTTGCTGGCCGATAAAGACGAAAAATATTTCGCGAATTATTATTCTAGGGAAATCGAAACAAACACTTATCCGCAAATTTCATATGTGGCGGGAGACGGTTTTATCACGTTGGACCTGGATAAACTTCCGACTAAGAACGGATTAGCACCGGCGAAAATTTGCATCGCATTCACGTATGCCATTTTAGAAAATTACATTTTAGGACAAGGGATTGTCGACCTAAATAAAGTGGAATACGTTAAACCGATTGCAGCGCAAGGTATTAATAGCACGGTGGAAATTCTAACGCCTATCGAATTAGTCATAGCGCAAGATAAAGAAATTAACATTCATTTTAACAACATCGTGAGATACTTCGATACAGACAAAGCGCATGTAATGAATATTACTAATGCGAACGTTGAAACGGGTAAATTTTCAAGGTTTAATAAATCGGCAATCGGCACAACTACAAGCGAAATTAAATTATTTACAAAAGACCGCATTACGTCGGACTTAAAGAAAAATATTTCCGTTAGGGTTGTAGATAAAACAGCGGGAGCGGGAGCGGAAAAAGACGTTTTATTCATCGGTGACAGTCTGACAGATTCCGGCGTGTATCCGACTGAAATCGCCGCATTATTTGCCGATGATGTCATGCATGTTAATTTGCTAGGTACACGCGGAAGCGGATTAGGAAAACACGAAGGGCGAGCCGGTTGGAGAGCCTGGGAATATGTTAATTTGCCAAACGGAGAATATGGAACGCCGGTTACGAATGCATTCTTTAATCCAGATACGCAAACGTTTGATTTCCCGTGGTATATGGTCCAACAAGGATATACAAATGTTGATTATGTATTCATTAACCTGGGGACGAACGATATTGGCCGCGATCATCATAACAGCGACACGGATATCATCAATTCTTACAATGCGATGATTGCCAGCATTAAGGCGTTTAATCCTAACGTTAAGATATTGTTATGGTTGCCTCCTATACGCGCATTAGGTATGTTAGGTACTTCCAAACAGCATACCGATTATGCGTTAAGAGCAACAAAACTCTTAATTAACACGTTTGATAACAAAAAGAACGAAAACATTTTCTTGGTACCAGTCTATTTCAATGTGGACCCAGAAAATGATTATCCGTTCGATGTTGTTCCGTTATCAGCGAGAAATACAGATATTACAACAAAACAATGTAAGGACATGGTTCATACAGCAACAGTTGGTTACAAAAAAATGGCCGATGTGATTTACGGTTATATCAAGTATATGGCTTCACTTGAAGTGTAGGATTGGCGAGCCCCTTATGAGGGCTCTTTTTCTTTGCATTTAAGGAGGTGAGTTCAGTTGTATAGAGAGAAAAAAGGGGGATGGGAAAATGCCGACACAGGAGGTACTAACAGTGGAGGAAAGAGTTGATAATCACGAGGTAAGGATAACCCAATTGGAAAAAGATACGAGTGAATTCAGATTAAAGATTAATGAACAGCTAGGACAGGTCAAAGAGCAAGTGTTAACTGGTATGATCCGTTCTTCAGATGAGAACAAACAACTAAGAGAAGATAATCGTCAAATGATGGATAAGCTTGTTGGTATTAATGATAAGGTCCAAGAAAGAAAACACGAACTAAAAGTGTTGGACAAGCAAAACTTCTGGAAATTGGTCATTGCTATCGTGGGTAGTAGTACAGCTTTAATAACAATCATTCAAATAATTATCAGTCATTTTGCTGGTAAGTAGGAGGAAATCCAATGGATAAAGGAACAATTATTAGAACAATCGTGTTGTTTGTAGCTTTAATAAACCAATTCTTAGTGAGTTTTGGTCTTTATGAAATACCAGGTACAAGTGAAGACTGGACAATTTTCCTTACAAATGGATTTACCATTGCTACTGCTGCTATTGCATGGTTCAAAAACAACTATGTGACAGCTAAAGGTAAACGACAAAAAGAAGTTCTAAAAGCAAACAATTTAACAAATACAAAATGAGGCGCCTTCCACAGGTGCCTTTTTTATTTGGAGGTGACTGCAGTGTTAAAGAAAATCAAATGGTTTTTCAGCAAGGTAGATCCAACAGAGCAAGACGTTTTATTAAACGAAAAATATTAAGGGAGATGGATTAAATGACATTTATACCAACTTATCATGAGAGAAATCTTAAAAATTTGGCTCAACTCGGTGACAATACAAAGATGGCTGCAATCACTTGGTACGCATGGTTAATCGCTAATGAAATTGACGTTCTTATCCATGAAACAATTCGTACTTTGACAACGCAAAAAGGATACTTAGCAAGCGGCAAATCCCAAACTCTAAAATCCTATCATATAGTTGGCCAAGCATTGGATTTTGTACCTGTGGATGGCAAAGAAACTTTGTGGGATGGATACGGTAAGTCAGATATCAAAAGGGCTATCGCTAAAGCAAAGGAACTTGGATTTAAATGGGGTGGAGATTGGTCAGGGTTTATTGATAAGCCTCATTTGGAGTTCCATTATAAAGGTTATGGTACAGACACATTTAAAACAAAGGGTGCCACTATTTCTTTAGCCGTAACTGAATCAATTAAGGAAGAAGTTGCAGCTGTAAAGGATGTAGTGAAAGTTGAGACTGATGGCGATGCGAACATTAAAAAACTGCAAACCTTCCTAAATGGTTACACAAAGAAAGCAAGCTTCACTAAGCTTGTTGTGGATGGATACAAAGGGCCTAAAACAAAGACAGCTGCTATTCGAGTGTTCCAGTACTTTTCTAACGTAACAATCGATGGAGTATTCGGTAAGAAATCTAAGGCAGCTGCTCCAACAGTTAAAAAGGGAACTACTTGGAGCAAGTGGACAAGGCTTATTCAAGGAATGCTTTACTATAATGGCTTTAATCCTCAAGGGATTGATGGAGTATTCGGCAATGATACTGTAGCAGCAGTGAAGGCTTTCCAGAAGGCAAATGGTCTTGTTGCAGATGGAGTTGTTGGTCCTGCAACTTTTGCTAAATTCTTTGAATAAATAAATATAACTTGAGTAATCTAATCAAGAAGATTGCTCCTTCGCACTAAAAGCCTTACTCTTCGGAGTAGGGCTTTTTTTTATTTAGAAACAAAAAAGAGCCTAAAAGCTACCGTTGGACGCGGACTTTTAAGGCTGGAAAAGAAAGAAGATATTATTCAATAGCAGCAGGGATAAGGTGCTACTAAGAAAATAAATCTTGAACGCAACTTACACATTTATTATCGACAATAGTGTGAAAAGCTTAAGTTGATTTTTTAAAATCAAGTTTAACAAAGAAATGATAATATGTAATCAAGATGAGGAGAAGTACTGGATTTAAAAGTAAAGAATAATACCATTCCCACCATCCATAATGAAAGTAACCCCAGGGTTCGGGAAGTAAGGATATTAATTCATAAAGAAAGCATAAGAAATTCCATAAAATTAAGTTAAGTACTTTTTTAGAAAATGATTTATGGACAGGGAAATAATTAATAAATATTACATTGACAGGTGAAACTAAAAATATCATATATAATAATGAAACCCAATCAACTGCTTTAGTAAAATACCAATAACCAGTGTACTTAATATCAACAAAGGTATCAAATAAAGCTTGAAAGGCTATAGTAAACACATATATGTGAAAGGCTTCGTTTTTACTCAGTCTTTTATTTAATTTAATGGCAGCATAGTTAAATATAAGGATGGAAGATATTAATCCAATCATATTAGAACCTTCTTTTTTTTAGTAATACTTATGATATCCAATATGTGGGATTTTATGTTGAGAGAATATTTTTACTAAAAAAGAATGTCTGGTAATCAAAACAAAAGCTGACTGCGTTACTTTTCGGAGTAGGACTTTTTCTATTTCATTATATTCACCAATTTCTTTTATTTGAATAGTATACAACTGGGTATTGGTATAACTCTTGAAACACCTCGTGGCTCCACAATAGTGGAGTCATTTTTGTTCCAAATTAAAAAAATCTGCATATAATAAAAGGACTATTTTATTCTGAATTAGTTATGCCTTAATTAATGAGGAATCAAATTTGGACTCTGCAGATGCCAGCGGAGTTCTTTTTAGTTGAAACGAAAAGGATGCACCTTTATGGTACACCCTACTAATAAGGAGGTTTGTATAGTACGGATGCTCCGTATCATGACCGAGGGTTTGTGACTTCCACATCACATTAATAATTTATTCAACTTAAAGGGAATAAAGCACGGCGCTAGTCCAAGTACCAAAAATTTTAAATATACATAATATATTTAAAATCTCCATTCATCTATTAATAAATTGTACTTGCCTTACTCCTTTGGGTAGGGTTTTTTTATTTGAAGTTCTTTGCATAAAAAGTTACAGTTCGGAGTAATTTATATAACGGATAGCATTATTATCCATCATTCATGTTCGTTTTTTTGTTTTTGCCTTACTCTTTGGAGTGGGGCTTATTTTTATTTGTTTAAAAAAGTTATTTATTGTCTCCTTGAAAAAATGTAATATTATACATAATAGTAAAATATTAAGGAGAAATAAAAATGCCTAGAGAAAAAAGAGCTAAATTCATAGCGGCGAAAGTAAATATTAATCAAAATATTTTTAGTGATAATAAGGAAGAACTAATTAAATCTATACCAGATGCAATATATATAAATAAAGAATTACAAAAGAACACATGGACTTGGAAATTTACCGATGTAGTAACATTTAGTTCAGATGGGTACGAGTTTATATATGGACGTTTGACAAAATCTCGATATGAAAATGTTGATGTTGTAGATGGGGACAAGATTGTAAATTATAAAATACCAAAACCTGTTGCGAATAAGGCAAGATTCCTTTATCAAATTAAAAATGAAGTATTGATCTTTGAAGAAGGAGAAATAAATCGTTCAGAGTTTATACCTGTTTTTCAAGATTTAATATATAGGAATAATATAAAAATCGGTGAAATTATTGTCAACCTTATACCCATGAAAAATGAAATTTTAAGGGAAATACGTTCAATAGATGTATTGACTAAGATTGAGTTTGATATCATCCCTCCAAATATGATTGAAAAGAAAACTTTCAAGGGTTTAACAGATATAATTAAAGACGAGAATGCAACTAGAATGAAAACTACTTTTGAAAATGATAAAGGGTTAAATAAAGATGGAGAGTTTATCGAAGAAGGAATTGAAATGGTTTCTAATGCATATGGTGAGGTAAAAGCATATGGACATAACTTTGCTCCTAGAAGTGATAAAAAGAAGGGGAATAAAAAAATTAGAACACGTTTTTATTCACAGGATTCCGTCCATATGAGAAAATTGAACACAAGTGAGGACAAGGAATTAATACCTAAATTAAAAGATTTTGCTCTTGAAATGATTAAGCAGTTATTATAGTCAGGAGGAATAATGTGATTAGGCGGGGTGATCGAATGGACGATATTTCATTTTGGAAAATGCTTCGTGTAACTAAAGTAGGTACACTTACATGGAAGTACCCAATTTTTTATATATCAATATGTTTAGCAGTAATTTCGTATTATTACTTTTCAAAAATGGATGCACAATCCTATGCTGATATTTTTCCGTATATAAGTGATACTATTGCTTCAATTTCAGCTACATTAATGGGGATTATTCTCGCTGGTTTAGCAATTATAGTTGGACTTGCTGTAGGTGATATTCTAAACTTATTACTAAGAGGAAAAACACTGCAGAAATTATTATTTCCTTTTTGGTTAGTAACATTGCTTTGGGCAATATCAACAATAATTGCAATATCACTGAATTTTGTACCATTGTTTGTCAGTAAAAGTGTGGAGCTTTATTTGTTGAGTTTTGAAGTGTTTATTTTTACATACTCCGTCTTTGGAACTGTTGGTTTAATTGGAAGTACAATAAAAATATTTGTTTTGATTGCACAATTAGTACCCAAGGAATAACAGATATAATTTTATATCGTTAAATAAAAAATAGACCCGGGCGGATTTGCCCGGGACTTATCGTATGATCCACCAATGGGTGGTTGACCTTACTTTAGAGTAAGGTTTTTTATTCAGGATCTTTCAAGGATTTAAGTACTTTTTTTATAATTCCTCTAGTTGTGCTAATATCAACAAGAAACTCTGCTTTTTCAATCAATTCATTTTTTGATGACTTTAAATTTTTAACTTTATTATTAATATGCTCAAATCCAGATACCGTTCCGTTAGAGAGAAGTGTCCATCCTTTTATTTTACAAATAAACACTAAATGAGCGTTAAATCTCTCATCCCCATTTGATGACCTTAGTAAGAATAATTCATTTTCAATTTCATTTTTGATAGCTAAATTATCGTCATCCAGCTTTAATATTACCAACTTTGCAAGTAAGAAAGCTTTGGTTGGAGAACTTAACGACTCTATTGCATTAACAAACCACTCTTTTTTATGTAATTGATTTATATCTGTAGGTTGCATTAACCTTAAGTTAGTCCCACACTCTTGACAAAATTTTGGGTTTGAGATTAATTTAGTTCCACAGTGGGGACAAAAAAACATAACATAATCTCCTTTTATTAATGAAATTAACCTTCATTTTTCAGATGGTTAGTTTTATGACGCATTATTGGGATTTTTCTATGTATCTTTTGGCAACATTATAACAATCATCAATATGTGAATTACCTAAATATTTCATTGCCCCAAAGCTAATGCCTGCAGAAACAGCAGTACCTATAAATGGGACGTATTTTGCTACTTGTTTGACAGCAATTTTGCTTCCTATCTTTTTTAGTAATTTACCGATTACTTGTTTTGTTATCACTCTTCCAACTAATTCACTACCCGCTGATGTAATTAAAACTAATAATACTTTTTTAGTTTCAGCATCTAATTGATCAATTTGGTCATGCGATAAGCCGAATTTTCTATTTATAGCTGGAAGTAATTCAAGCATAATTCCAATATCCGCAGTTATATCTACTCCAGGTACTGGAACAGCTGCTGCTAGACCTGAAGCAGATGCTCTTTTTGTAACCATTGATTTACATTCTGCTTTTATTCTGTCTAATTCCGATAAGTTGCTTGGTAATGCCAATTCATCCATCCCCTTTTGAGTATAAAAAATAATATATTTATGTATTATCTTCCATTGATATCGGCGGATATACCTTATATTTAATGGCTGAGAAATATATTTTTTAAAGTGAAGAGAATATTCAAAAATCCTTACGTAAGTAATAAGATAATAATTTCTGTGTGTTATTCTTTAGATGTGCATTAAAAAAACGATGTGCCTCATGATATCCCTTGTAGTAAATATCATATACAGTGAAAGTCCCATCATTCTCTCCTCGAATAACCTTCATCTTTAGTTTTCTCATTTCATCATTGATTTTCTTCAAGTCCTTTTGAACCTTCAACATTGTGTGCTCGATTAAATCCACATATACTAACTTAATTTTAAACGGCGTTATTTCAGTAACCTTACGGTCGTATTCCAATACTGAAAGTACCAAGGGTAAATATATGGATTGCTCAACTAACCTTAGGTCCTCATCTAATATTTTACTCATAGCCTTACACCTTCTGCACATCTACAATTTTTTGAAATGGAATCTTATGAATTAGTTCATCCTTATCTTTAATCCTGAATTCTTTCTTTATGTAATCAATAAAGTGCGTATGGCCGATAATGGACTCGATGTATCCTTTCTTGAATAGTTTAAACTCCAGCTGCGCGTTATACTCCATTGCTTCATGTATTAGCATTTCAATTTCAGTTAACCTATCCTCATCTAAGATAGGCTGCTTTACTTTCTCCAAATCTAGAACTTCCTGTTTTACTGCTGCAACATGTTCTGGAAGCATTATTGCTGTCCATTTAATATTCCCGCGGTCCCTAATCACAACATCCATCTCCTTTTATATATTTAAAACATACCAGAACAATTGTTCGTAATCAATATTGATTTAGAACAATTGTTCGTATATAATGTATTTCAAAAGGGAGGTCTTATTGATGAATGGATTACTTAAAAGAGCTGTAGAAAGTAATGAAGTTTTAGAAATGATTTATCAAAACAATAAAGGGGAATTCAGTCAACGTAGGATTCAGGTTATTAAAGTGAATGAAGAGTCCTTTAGTGCATATTGCTTTACTCGTAAACAGCAGCGCACTTTTAAGTTAACCAGCGTTTTATCAATTGGACCAGCACGTAAAGTAAGGAGAAGTGCATAATGATGACATTAACAAAACCTAAGAAGGTTAAAAAACCCGCAAGACCAACAAGAGATGAATTTGAATTAGAGGAAATCGCCAATACCTTAACGGAAGCATTTGAGGAAAAGAATGAACTAAGACTAACTGTGTGGAAGAGAGAAGATCCAGTAAGAGGTAAAGTAGTTAAGATGGATGGTAATACGAAATTAATACATATAGAAAATTTTACTGAAACAATTAAAGTTAAATTTATGGATATTTTATATGTTCAGAAAGTTTAAAAGCCCAACTCGTTTGAGAAGGGCTTTTTGTTATGATTGGAATGTTGTTTTATCACGATTATTTTTCGTTACCATCAATATACCTGAGATTAATAAAAGTACACCTGGAACAACGTATACAGAAAACGTATAAAGTACTCCCATTACAAGCGTGAATATTCCCCACTTTTGGCTGTTCTTTTTAATTTTAAATGTTGATACCCATATTAAGATAACCAGTGGTAAAGAAAGTAGTGAGTATGTAAATAAATAATAAAAAAAGAACATGGAGGTATTATCTGTTACTGGTTCAAAACCTAAAACAAAAGCAATGATAGCTCCTATAACCCACGCAATAGTTAAAAGTATAGCTGCAACCATCGATAATGTGTATTCTGTAGCTCTATTCAATTATTATGCCTCCTTATTAACCTTTTTCCATTCATAAATATCTTCAAAATTACAGTTTAAAATATCCGCCAACATAAAGGCTTTATCTATTGGAGCTATACTGTCCATAGTTTCATATTTTCTTAACTGCCTTACCGTCACATTTATGTGATCAGCGATAAAACTCTTCCTAAGACCACTTTCTTTAATTTTACTTTCCAAATGACAGATTAACATATAATCACCCGATATAGTAATTCTATTCTATGCTTGTTTTATCCTTTATGTTCTTTAATGACAAAAAAAGCGAACTTAAAATTCATAATTACTGTCATAAAGTTATACCTAATTCCATACCATTTACTATACCAGATGAAATGCCACCCTAGTAGCTGGTCCGGGCATATGCCAGATGCCTATACATCAACGGTTAAACCCCTATATTTAAAATGCTAGATCGATGGGATAGATTCTTAAGAATCTATAAAGAGGTGGCGTGTGGAAGGAGGATATTATGATTTTTGAAGCAATCACAACTTTATTAATGGGAAGCCTTGCGCTTCAGGCTCACTTTTCAAAAAGTGGAGTAGGGAATGATTCAAAGAAATTAAATAAAATATTTGCACTGTCTGGATTAAATGTAAAAGACGGCACTCAGACATTAACTGCTCAGCAGATGAAGAAAAGAAATTATTCTTGGGGAACGGAGTATAAATATCGCATTCCTTTAGGACGGAGCTTTGAAGACTACCTTAATAAACAGCAGGTAATTGAAGCAGGCTTAAACACACGAAAGGTGAAAATACAATTAGGCGACTTGAAAGAACTTAAATTAGATAAACAAATCACTACCAATATAAGAAACTTGTATCAAAAAAAGTTAACTGAAAAGAAGGAAATAGAATTGTCTTATGATGGCATGTTAGTGATTAGAGTTTATGAAGAGCCCATGCCAACTTTGGTGAGCATGTATGAAGGTAAGAAGTGGGCTGTTCCAATCGGTGTAACAAGAGAGAAAAACGAAAGAGTTCTACATGACTTTGAAAAAATTCCGCACTTTGTATTAGGTGGTGCAACAAGGTATGGGAAATCCAATTTAATAAATGGAATTATTGTTTCTTTAATTAAGCAGCGACCAAAGCAAGTGAAACTTCACCTTGTGGATTTAAAAGGCGGAGTCGAGCTATGTGATTATGAAAACATTGAGCAAACAGTGAACATTGCCTATGAACCTGAGCAAGCACTTAAAGTCTTATCTAATGCTTATAAAGAAATGAGAAGAATGCAGCAACGTGTAAGAGCAGTTGGAAAGAAGAATGTACAGGAAGCTGGAATTCCAGAAAGGCATTTTATTATTATTGATGAAGTCGGGGAGCTAAACCCTGCAGAGGCAGTTGATAAGAAAGACATAAAAGAGAATGGTGTCCCCGTTCACAAAAGTGAAAAGACTATTAAAGAAGAATGTCAAAAATACATGAGCCAAATATCCAGGTTAGGAGCAGGCTTAGGATTCCGTTTAATACTTGCAACCCAATACCCAACAGGGGATGTCATTCCACGGCAATGTAAGCAAAACAGTGATGCCAAGTTGTGTTTCCGAGTCCAGTCTTCCACAGCTTCAAATGTTGTCCTGGATGGTCCCGGTGCGGAGCAGCTGCCACAAATAAAAGGTCGTGCCATATATCAAACTGCTGATAACAAAATTATTGTTCAAACTCCATTAACAGAAACAGATGTTATTGAATCCACCATAGAACCACACATAAGAGAGGTGAAGCCAGTTGAAGCAATTGAACAAGAGACAAGAGCAAATCCTATTATCATTGAAAAAACTGGACTTTCTTAATCGGGATCAACTACAGACCATCCACAAACTAGGAAAGGTAAGGAATACGAACCGAATACTAAAAGAGTTGTCTCCATACTTAGAAAGCTTCAGAGAAGAATACTCCACGATTTATTACTTAAATGCAGAAGGTAGAGCCTATATAAATTCTAATAAGGTTAGACGGAAAAACCCTTTTGTTAATCACACAATCATGCGAAATGATTTCTATATCTTTGCTAAGTTTCCCACGGAATGGGCTAACGAAGTTAAAGTGAGCGATGGCATCACCACTATTTATACAGATACTTGGTTTAAGGTTGGTGGGAAGTATCATTTCTTAGAAGTGGACTCTCTTCAAAAGATGAAGGAGAACAGAGTGAAAATAAAAAATTATGCTGCTTTATATAAAGCAGGCCACTTAGAAAAGCATTTTGGATATTTCCCTAAACTTATATGGTTGACTACAACAGAGTTAAGAAAGAAGCAATTAAAAGAACTGTGTAAGGATATACCTTGCGTTGTTTACACGATTGAAGACATTAAATGAGGAGTGATTAGAATGCAAACAATAGCATTTAACGATTTCGTGTCAGGTAGTTATAAAAAGGAGAAAAAGGAAGTAAAGGATAAAGTAAATGTAGGTAAGGTTGTTAGAAGGATAGGAACCTCCATTGCAATTCCTTTAGTTATGGCGAAACCAGCTTTTGCAGCGAGTAATGTGGAGGCAGTACCAGCCAGTGCAAAAGAATGGATGGGGGAACAGACTATATCCGCATTAGCTCATGCCTTAGATCCATTAGTCGATGTTCTTGTTGCGCTATCGTTTCCGATTGCATCAGTAATAATTGTGGGTGGCTGTTTCTTCTTCATGTTAGGGAATAGTGAAAAGGCTTGGTCCACAATTCAAAATGCTGGATTAGGTTATGTATTAATTCAAATTTCTCCACTAATCTTAAATGTATTAAAACAGATAGGAAATGCTGTTTAA